TGCTTCTACACCAACCACTACTACTCCAGCAGTTGATGATTGGCAACATGAATCGAGCTTAAAGGGAAAAAGTTCAGATGAATTTTTTGGAATGTCTATAAACTTCACTAATGATGATACTGGAGTTATTATAGGTAGACCTAGCGCCGAATTAGCGATTGATTTGCCAAGCGCTGACAAGGGCGGTTTTAGTTTTCATACAATTACAAGCAATGTTCCAAGCCCTACACCGTTATTTGAACATGTTAATGATTTAGAAACGACTGAGTTTGGCAAACATGTTTTTGCGTTTGATACAGTAGACGATATTTTTATAGTCGCCTCTGCCACGGGTGAGAACAGCTGTGTAGTCAAAATGAAGTATGATAAGTCTACTGAAGGTCTTGCATTATTAGATGTTATGTCTCGTAGTGATTTGAATGAGAGTTCGCCAATTCAAAGCATCAAAGATCAGGCTGCGCATGATTTGTCTGTCTCAGATGACCTTAGCGTGATTGCATGTAGCAATCCTTTCGATGAAGTCTCTTCTAATCCTTCGAGGGGTTTGGTTTCAATTTTTGCTGTTCGTCATAATTTTCCTTTTAGAAAACGACCAAGTGATATTGTACAAATCTCAGGTGGTGAAGAAAACGCCCAGTTTGGAAAATCTATCGCTGTTAACGCATCTGCTACTTACTTGACAGAAGCTATCATTGCTGTAGGCGCTCCAAAGGCAACGCAAGGTAGCGATCTCAAAGCTGGAAGTGTTAAGGTTTATAAGATAGATTATACTAACAATAATACTCAGGTTCAGCTTGGGGGAGATTTAGCAGACGTAACAGGGTTTACGCCTGTGGCTGGTGCATTTTTTGGAAGCAAAGTTGCTATTAGTGGAGATGGCTTGGTAGTTGCTGCTTCTGAATTTGATCCTGCGACATCTTACGGAGCTGTACATATATTTAGTTGGACGGGCAGCGCTTGGGTATTCCAACAAACGCTGAGTAACAATATAGACTTTGAATATTTTGGTCAAGAAATTAAACTGAATAACGAAGGCAGTGTTGTAGCAGTTGGAAGCGAAAACTCTTTTCCCAATGGCAAAGTACAAGTTTATTATGATGCAGTTGGAGCGCCAGCATTTACTTATGCTCAAATGGGCAGAACATTAAGACCCTCCATTGGCTCTGGAGCCTCCACAAGTTATGGTAAAAAACTTGCTATTAGCAGAAACGCCGATTTGGTAGCGGTTGGGTATGATCATAGTTCTGTTGGTCTTGTAAATGTAGGAGCGTCAGATTTTTACAGTCTCGACAACGCTGCTCTTCCAACCCCCGCGCCCGTCTCTACAACACAGACTCCGCCAACAATCACAATAGGTACTCAGCCACAGGCTACTACAGTGACGGGTAGCACAGCTCAATTTACCATAGCGGCTACTTCTAGCGATTCAGGTACTGTTAATTATCAATGGTACAAAAGGACGGGACAAAACAGCTCTCAACCAGTTGGTTCAGATTCTAGTACCTTGACATTAACAGGCTTGACGGCAAGCGATAACGCATCTGACATTTTCTGTAGAGTTACTAGATTGGGAGCGTTAGCGACTAGTGACGTAGTTGTTCTTACAGTGACAAGCTTGTCTATAGCTTCCCAACCTGTTAGCACATCCAGTAATCCTAATAACAATACAGAATTTTCTGTCTCTGTGAATGCTACTGGTGGCACTGTTGAATATAGATGGCAAGTCAGTAACGACGATTCTGCTACTGAGGCACAACCACCATCAGATTCTTCTTATAGCACCATTGATAATAATTCCACAGGGCGTAGATATGATACTACCAGTGGAAATACTAATCCAAGGTCTTTTCACAGATGCAGAGTCCGGTTGAGGTTAGCAGACAACACCGTGGCATTAACTATTTTTAGCGCCCCTGCCAGACATTTTCTTGCTCCACAAGCATCTTAATGGAGATATTCAATGCCTATTAATGTTCCTGATTCTGTGTTCGATAAATACTTCGACGTAATAGACTCGACGTTTAATATATTTGGTGTTACATGTCAACTTGTTTCTTTAGAGAAGAAAGAGATTATCACTCCTCACAATCCTAATAATAATATACCAGATAGAAATACTATTAATAATCATAGACGTAATGGTGGTGGTGATCATGATATAGGCAATAAAACTATTAGGGAAGTTGAGACTCTCACTGATATAAAGTTAAAAGTATACTGGGATCAAAAGCAGTGGATTGGTGTAACTGATACAATCAAAGTCCCCGATGGTTCTATTCAAACTATTGCTTATATGAGCGATTTAGAGAAAATACTTAGAGCTAAATCTCTTATAGTTCATAAAGATATCAAAGATAAAAAAGAATTAAGATTTGAGAGATTTGGAGAACACATTCCATCTGGGTTAAAACAAAACAGATATTTCGCCTGCTTTTGGAAACGTGTATGAATATAACTCTAAACTTAGTAGAATCAGAAGCTCAGATTATGCGCAAAGTAAATGCTGCTATTGCGCCTAGTATTAATATATATTTAGATAAACGACTCCCCGCTATTATCGCTGGAGCAAGACAGCTTGTCATATCTTGGGTAACAAATTCTAACGCGATGGAATCTTTGGCTCAAGCTTCTCCCGATTCATTGGCTGGGGCTTTTGGTGTACGACCAAGTTCTGCAATAGATATAGTGAGTGTTATTGCAGAGTCTGTTGCTGCTTCAACTACTGTAGAAATGAAGAAATTTGATGCAAATCTCAAAGGCTCTTTATCATTAAGCGTACAGCCAGATGACTTCATAAATTTATTATCGTTACCTCAAGGTCATACAATATACGATGGTGGCGACTTGCATTGGTTGCAGTGGTTGATTACGATTGGCAATGCGCCAATAGTCAGAAATTATCACTACGAGGCTGGCTCTGGTCGAGGTAGAACTGGTCTAGGCGTCATGGCTTCTGGTGGGTCTTTCCGTGTGCCTCCTGAATATTCCGGCACAATTGATGACAATTTTATTACTAGAGCTTTGTCTGGAGTAAGTAAAGAAAATCAAATAGCCAGCATGATAGAGAGGATATTAAAATAATGTCATATTCTCTATCTGGTTTTGGTAATGTTTTTGACAATAGTTTTCAAAATGAAATACAAGATAATATGGTGGAGTGGCTAGATTGGGGGCTGCTCAACAAGGGTAATTATTTCAATGTTACGCTTGGAGAATTATCTCAAGATAGTAGAGATATGAGCCTTTTGCAATTGTCTGCAAACAACAACTTTGCAGCTGGTCAAGCTTGGGACGGCTTTCGATCAAATTGGATTTGGCAGAGCGGCATCACGGTCGAGAGTGGTGCTGAAGCCCCCATTGTTAGCGACAATAATGTAATTCCGGGTATATCTGGTGTTTATGTAGATGATACATTTTATGCCTCAGATACCACTGGAACATACGCTCACCATGTTGATTATTTTAATGGAAGGGTAGTATTTGACACACCTATTCCCACGGGTTCCAAAGTACAAGCCGAATTTAGCTATAAATATATTAATATAATATATGCTAACAATCTCCCTTGGATACAGGAGGTTAGCGCGAGAAGTCTATTTCCCACGGGGGATGATCCTATTTTACCCCCAGAAATGGAAGTTCAGCTACCATCAGTAGCTGTGGAAGTCACATCGAATCGTAAATTTAAGCCCTTTGCACTCGGGTCTCAGGGCAATCAGTATGTATATACAGACGTTTTGTTTCATTGTATAGCAGATAATGTCTATACTAGGAACGCTATGGTGGACATGGTATCGCTTCAGAACGACAAAAATTTCGCTATATTTGACACAAATAGTGTAATTAATAGTGGAGAATTGCCCATAAATTATAACGGCTCTCCGGCTAGTGGCGCTCTGAGGTATCCAGATTTGATTTCTAAGCATCGCTATACAGATATTAGAATTCGTGATACTAAGTCACAGCAGGCAATAAGCATAAACTCTAATGTACATATTGGAGTCGTTACATCAACAATCGAAATAATAGGTTTTTAAATAAACACGGGAGAATAACACTATGAGTAACAGTCGTATTTTTTATGGCCTCCAGAACGTATCAATCAGTACTGATGACACTGCTGGTAATTTGCAGACTATCAGAGGCGTTCAGTCTGTAGGTACAAGTTCTACAACGAATATAGAAACGTTTAGTTCCTTTGGTAGCATTGCGGCTACTAGTATTCTGCAAGACATGGATCTAGAAATCACAATGGAAGTTGGTATAGGTTCGTGGACTACCGCTTTGTCAAGAATCGGATACGCTGGTTTCAGTTCAGGCTTCTTTGACACAACTAAAAAGGTCAGAATTACTTATGATGTCGGCGGCACTACTAAGTACGTAGAGCTTAATGCAATTCTAACGTCGTATTCTGCACAACTGGGTACTGACGGACCTGCTACAGAATCTTTAACATTTCAAAATGCTGGTAATGCCGGTTTTGGCACCGAAACAGCTGGAACTACTCCTCTGCCAGAAGCACCGTCATCACTCGACTTGTGCGGTGTATTTACTAGACCAGACATGCATAATTTTCATAGAAAGTATCGAGCAGATTGTTGCTCAACTGCTGGCCCTGTTCTTAATACGGTCTCTAATGCTACCTCTTGGTCTATTAGTATGGATGCAAGTAACGAAAAGGTTAGTGTTCTTGGTCAATCCATGCCTTTTGGAAAATTTGCTAGCTTCCCCGTTGAGACAAGCATGGAAGTAGAAATGCATCTGGACCCAAGCTCAAGCATGGGGAGTTTTAATTCTGGATCTGTAACTAGCGGTACTCTTGCTGATGTATGCTACGATCCGACTGTAATTCTTGGCCCTGATGGATCAAGTGCTACTAGTAAATCATGGAACCTACATAGAGCTAGACAGTCTGGTCAAAGCCGTAGTGGTGGTGACGTTGGTGGTGGAAACGTAACCGTCTCAGAGTCTTATACAGGGTACAATGACCTTGGTCATGATTCAGATCTTAGTACGGGAACGACAGAAGCGCCATCAGCATAATAGGGGTAAAATAAAAAAAATAAGATTGTTATGAGGACAGAAGAACAGGAACTCATCATACAGACTATACGTTCCGGTACTGTTATTCATAGAGATATGGTGATAGTACCGGCTACTATAGACAGGAACAGGAAAGCACTAAGGGTCTATAACAAAAGTTATAACGACGCCTTGGGGAAAGATATTATGACAGACCAAATGCTTGAACAGTGGATGATTGAAAATGGTCTTTTGCCAATGAATTTTTTGGTTAGGAGAGATCAATTAACCACACAGCTTGAAAATCTTAAAGCAGAGCTTTTTGAAAAAAACGGATCTAAGGTTGCCACAAAACAGATCAAAAAAACAATCAAAGGCGCACGACAATCATTGTCCGATCTTTTAAGACCTAAAACAGAGTATGCTCAAAATACCTGTGAATTCATTGCTAATATGGCTAAGATTGTATACATGTTAAAACATACTGTGTATAAGCGTGGTAAAAAGTATCGTTTTACTAATTATGATCAGATTGTTAATTGGTGGCAAACATCTTTATTGTCTGAGTCTGAAATTAGATCTATAGCTAGAAGTCCAATTTGGAAAAGTCTTTGGGCCTCTAAGGGTTATGGTTTTAAACTCTTTGTGACCAGAAAAAATGCAGACATGACTATTAACCAAAAAAACTTAATTACATGGTCTAGAGTTTATGATAGTATACATGAATCTATGGACGCTCCTACAGATCGTGTTATCAACGATGACGATATGTTAGATGGCTGGTTTATAGTGCAGTCTAGAAAAAGAGAAAAAGAACAAACTGAAAGTGAAGCTGAGAAGCTAATGGGTAAAAGCTCATCTATGCAAGACGCTACGCATGTCATGATAAACAGATCATATGATAATGTAGATATAGATCAATTAAATAGTGGTATGACTGCCCCTGATTTGGAACAATCTTTAAAACAAACGACAGGAAAATAATTATGGATAATTTCAAAAACCGAAGAGAGAGAATACACGCTCAAAAATCTAAGGCGAAGCTTTCGCAAAATTTAAAAAAGAAAATACAAACAACGATGATAGGAGCGTTAAGCAGCATCGAAAAACACTTTGGTTTTTTATGGGAACATCAAGACATTCCTGAATCAAAAAAAGAGGAAATGAGAAATGTTTTTAATGATTTAAGATCAGATATTTTAGATAAGGGAAATCATCAACTCAGAAATGTTGATGCTGAACTTTCTAATTATGAAGTTTTAGTAGATAAGGGATATCACGATATATCATTTGTACCACCATCAATTTTACTGGAGAAATATCATGGCGAAGGACAATAAAATTAGGAACGTCACTGTTAAGCAGGATGACGGCACTGAAATCAAAATTACTGTTAAAAGACCTGCGGGTCGTGCTATGGCTGACGCACAACGTGTATCTGCTAAAGTTTGGACAGATTGTGTGCGTGACAAGATCATGACAAAAAAAGAGTTGAATAATTTCCTATATTCTAATGGTATCTGGGATAAGAAAAAAGATCTAGAACAGGTGATCATTTCAGAACAGATACAGGAAATGGAAAAACAGCTTTATACTGGTGGCGACAAAAGCAAAGAAATGAAAGCCTCAGATGCTAAAGATTTAGCCATACAAATGCGTATTAAAAGGATTGAGCTTAGGGATTTAATTGCTGAAAAGATGGAATTAGAACAAAATACCGCTGAAGCTATCGCAGATAACGCTAAATTTGACTTTTTGGTAGCTAGGTCAACTTTCTTTGAAAATGGCGAAACCGTGTATAAAGATGTAGAAGATTATGAAGCAAACGCAGATTCACCAATCGGTTCAGCAGCTGCTAGCGCATTGGCTGAAATGCTTTATGCTTTAGACAAGAATTTTGAGGCTAATTTGCCTGAAAATAAGTTCTTGACTAGCCAGCACATGGTCAACGAAGAGTTGTCTTTAGTTGACGATGAAGGTAATACTGTAGATACAAAGGGCAGGAGAATTAATGAATTTGGTCATTATTTAAATGACAAAGGACAGCGGACAGACTTAGATGGAAATCTACTTGATGAAGAGGGTAATTATATTCCCTCTGTTACTTATATAGATGATATTCACGAAAACACTGCTATAGACGAAGAAGAAGCCACCAAGCCAAAACCTAAAAGAGCTAAGAAAAAGGTAGCTACTTCTAAATCTAGCAGATAAAGTCTAAGGATGTTTATGTGTCCAAATTCGTATTAACTGCTCAATTACAATTACAGGCTCCTAATAATACTAGGCAAGTCGTACAGCAAATACAAAACCAGCTAAAAGGCGTTAATGTTAACGTCGCCGTACAAGGTACGGCTCAAGCCAATAAGCAAGTACAGAAGCTTTCTGGCAACCTAAATGCAGCTTCTAAAAATGCTGGCAAATTAGGAAAGAATTTTGCAGCTTCAGTAAGAAGATTTTCTGCTATGGCTATTGCCAATAGAGCAGTCAGTCTCTTCACTAATACGCTGTCTGCTGCTATTTCTGAATCTATAAAGTTTGAACGAGAATTAGTTAAGATTGTTCAGGTCACGGGAAAAAGTACTGAGCAGCTTCAATTCTTGACAGACACTGTTAGAAATCTTGCTACAAGCTTGGGCGTGGGGTCTACCTCTTTATTAGGCGTTAGTAGAACTTTGTCTCAAGCGGGTATGTCTGCTAAAGAGACACAGATCGCATTGAAGACCCTTGCCAGAACTGAATTAGCACCTACATTTGAAAATATCACACAGACCGCTGAAGGTGCTGTGGCTATCTTTAATCAGTTTAGAGCTGGTGCTGCTGCTCTAGAAGAACAATTGGGCGCTGTTAACGCCGTAGCTGGTAAATTTGCTGTTGAAGCAGGTGACATTATCGCCGCTGTTCGTAGAACTGGTGGTGTCTTCAAAGCCGCTGGTGGTGACTTAAATGAACTTATAGCATTGTTCACTAGTGTTAGATCTACTACACGAGAAAGTGCAGAAAGTATTTCTACTGGTTTACGTACTATCTTTACTCGTATTCAACGTCCTAAGACAATTGAATTTATGAAACAGTTTGGCGTAGAGCTGACTGACTTAGAGGGTAAATTCGTTGGTCCTTTTGAAGCTGTTAAAAGACTTAGTGGAGCATTAGCTGGTCTTGAACAGGGGGATGTAACTTTTATTAAGATCGCTGAAGAGCTTGGTGGTTTTAGACAGATTGGTAAAGTTATTCCTTTGATCCAAGAATTTGCTGTAGCCCAACAAGCATTAAAAGTAGCACAAAAAGGACAAGATTCTTTAGCAAAAGACGCAGCATCTGCTCAAGCTGCTCTTGCTATTAGGATTGCTAAAGTAAAAGAAGAATTTCTAGAACTTATAGATAATGTAACTAAAACACCTACATTCCAATTGATGGCTAGTGCTGCTCTTGGTCTCGCCTCTGCGTTAATTAAAGTTGCAGATTCTTTAAAAGTTATATTACCAATTATTACTGCCATAGCAGCTGTTAAATTTACAAAAGGTATTTCTGGATTTTTAGGTGGCGTTGCTGGCGCTTTCTCTGGAAAGGCTAGAGGTTTTAATAAAGGCGGTTTTGTTCCGGGGTCTGGCAATTCTGATACTGTACCAGCTATGCTTACTCCCGGCGAATTTGTTATTAGGAAGAAAAGCGCCCAAGCTATGGGCGGCGAGGCTCTAGGCGCTATCAATAAATACGCTAAGGGGGGAAAGATTTTAACCCGTAGACAACCAGTTGGTATGTTGGTCAATAGTATTGGTGAAGGAGATCCAAAAGACACGGAAGGTTCTGTTACTCTAAAAAGTATTAAGAGTGGTACTCCAGCCATTAACAAACTAAAAACAAAAGCAGCAAGTATTGGCAAGCCATATAAGTTTAAAGTAAAAGTAGCAAAATCACAGTTCAATAAGCAAGATAAATTCAAAACAGATGCAATAGACCCTGTTACTGCTAGCATTGAAGACGCTGCTGGAATGCTAGGTATTGCACCCAAGGGTGGCTTAGACAAAATAAATACTGCTTTAGGCCAAATGTTTGAAGATTTTGTAAATAAACAGGCTGGTCTAGATTCTCCGGGCAGTGCCAATTTTGACTTAGTTGACAAAGAAGCGGCTCTTAATGGTCTCACTAAAGAAAAAATTAAGAAATTTACTGATATTAAATTGCGAGATACAGATGAAAATGCTAATACGCTCGCAAAGAAAGCAGTAAATGAAGGATTATTTAATGCTCATGCTAAACGCGAATTTAATAAGATAAAAAATCAGAGATCGAAGAGAGTCAAAAAAGCTGCTGGTGGTTCTATTACTGGTGCAGGTTCAGACACAGTGCCAGCGTTACTGACTCCCGGTGAATTTGTAGTAAATAAAGAATCTGCTAAAAGTATTGGTTATTCTAATCTTAGCCACATGAACAAATACGCTGACGGCGGTATTGTTAGTCAGTTTAAAAGATCTGGCGTACAAGGGCTGTCTAATGGTGGCTTGCCTATGGTTCCGCTAGGCGCTTTGCAGGGTCAGGCTTATACACATCAGCAGGGTCAAAGCAGGATGGCTATGTCATCTCAAACTGCTCCTTCTCCTGTCGGCAAGGCTTCTAAGAAAACAGCAGAAGGTTTAAATGCATTAACTGGTGGTCTCGTTGGCGCACAGATGGCTCTTAGCATGTTGACACCAGCTATAGATGAAAATAGTAGTGGCACTATGAAAGCTACAGCTTTTGTAATGAATTCTATGAATAGTTTAGTTGGTACAATTACATTAGTGCAAATGGCATTAGCCATTTTCGGAAAAGAATTGACGATGGACAGTGTTAAAAAATTCTTTAAAAACTTTGACATGGGCGATGTTAAAGACATGCTTAGTGGCAAGGGTGGTAAGATTAAAAGCGCCATTACTAAAGGAGCTACATCAAAAATTCAAGGTGCTGGCAAAGGTCTGCGTAATATTGGCAGGAACATGTCTCAGGGTGCAAAGGCAATGGGAGGGGCAAGGGGCAAAGCTGCGAATCTAGCTGGCAAAGGTATACGGAATGTTGGTAGACTGTTCACAAAACTTGGCCCATCACTTGGTAAACTGATAGGTACAGTATCTGGACTTGTTGGCCCTATGACTCTTGCAGCTGGCACTGTTAGTATGTTTAATGGTTTCTTGGATTCTTATACTGATTATGCAGCGAAGGCGAGTAAGGCAATCGAAGAGGGCAATGTGGCTTCTGCTGAAAAAGCCGCTGCGGAGGATCATGGAGCTAAGGCTGTAAATAATGTCGTCACTGGCATGACCGCTTTGGCAGCTGTCGTTCCCGTTATTGGTCCCCTCTTGGCTACTGTTGGTGGGGTAGCAATAAAAGTTGCTAGCGAGTTGCCTTACGTTGGTAAATTTGTTAAAGAGTTTGCTTCTGGTATAAATGTAATGTTTGGTGGCAAAACAATGTCCAGCGTTGTTGCTATGGCTGGTGCTGCCGCCGCTGTTGCTAAGGCTCACAAAAACTTGGAATCTGGCATCAAAAAAGCCGCTCAAGCTATGGAAGATTTTAAGGCTGGTAGAATTAGCGTAACCCAAATGGTTCAAAAGACTGTCTCACAAACTAAGAACATAGATGAATCTAGAGAGAAGACTAAGGAAGCAATAAAAGAAAATAATAAAAACAAATCTGGCATGGGTGACGGCTTCATGAGAGGTACTGCTAGGGTTTTAACTCTTGGTATAGCTGGCTACATGGGCTTGGAGTCAGGCGCACAAAGAAACAAAGGCATTGATGAAGAAAATAAAAAAGCGTCGTTGGCTCAAATGGATCTTGACGCTAAACAAGGAGACATGCGTAGAGGCGCTGCCATGTCTGCTGCCAGATCTTCTTTTGCAAGTGGTAAATCTATAAAAGAAACTGAAGCAGATCTAGAAGCTCAAGGTTTAGGTCCGGGCGCTCAGAGAGAACAATCGAAAGAATATCTTAAGTTAGCCAGAGATCTAGAGGACAGTGGTGATAAAGAAGGAGGTAAACAAGCTAGGGAAGCAGCTGCTGCTGCGGAACAAAGAGCGCTTGATCTTGAGAGAGGTCTTAAGAATTTAAAAGAAGAAGTTGAAAGAAACATAAAAGCATTTGCAGCAATGAATTTGGGCCTTAACAGTTCTGTTGGCTCTGCTAATTCTATGAGCCTAGCCATGTCTCAATTTATGCAAGCTCAAGAGTCTGGCACATCCACCCTGATGAACAGTTTCAACACTTTGGAGTCTAGCGCTACTAGTGCAGCAGTAGGACTAAGTTCTGGCGCATTTAAGTCGTCAATGAACGAAGTCACTGGTGTAATGAAAGAGTTTGGAGCTAGTGGAGACCAAATTGACAAATTCCGTGGCAATATGACCGCTGTGTTCCAAGCTCAGAAAAATTCTGAAAAAGGGTTGAAGAAATTCCAAGAACGACTAAAGTCTGATCAAGAAGGTGGATTAGGCGGTATGAATCCACAAGAAAAATTAAATTCTCTTGTAGATACAATTTTGCCAGCCGGTATGGACGAAGATGTAAAGAAAAGATTTAAAGAGCAACTTGCTGGAATGGATATTGATTACGATCAGATTGCAAAAGGTGATTTTAGCCAAATTGAGGGAGCTTTCCAAGGTGTTGCTGATGCTCAACTGCAACAAGTCAAAGCCATTATGGAGGCTGAGAATCAGTATAGACAGGCTGTTCTTGATATTACAAAGAAACGATACGCAGCTGAAGACGCACTTATCGGCGCAACTAAGAAGACAGCGGATTTAAGAGCTGAATCTGAGAAGATCATTGCTGATGCTGGTGGTCCAGCATTTACTCCTGATAGACAAAGAGAAATCTTAATGGAGAAAACCAATGCTGGCGCTGGTGCTGCTGGTGTTGACCCATTGACAGGCATGAGTGCTGCGGACATTAAAAAACAACAACAAGATCTACAAACTAGAACTAAACAAGTTGAAGGTGCAAAACAGCGTAATATTATTGGAAGTTCTGCTAAGATTGTAAAGGGCGATGCTGATCCCGCCGCCAGAGGAGCCATGACTGATGAAGAACGAATGGCTACTGATAAAAGCTCTGCTGACGTAGCCAAGCAAAATATGGAACTGCTTAACACTACCAGATCTTTGATTGATATTAAAAAGGCAGAAATACAAATTATTCAAGCCAAGAATAAACTTGAATCAGATTCATTCAACGCTCTAATGTCTGGTGATATTGACAGCTTCTTCCAAGCGCAATCGACATCGGGTGCTATGGGCGCAATTGCCAGTGGTAATACTGGTGACTTCTCTGCTGATCAATTGCAATCTGCATATGAAGAATTAAAGAGACAAGCAGACGCTGGCGTAACAGAGTTTAATGGTCAACAATTACAGGGTCCGGGCGGCTTGTTGGAGAAAGCTGCCACATCAACTTTGACAGCTCGTGGTATGGACCCCGGAGCAGCAGCTGCTATGGCGCAGAGAAATGTTCTTGGTAGTCCAGAAGAACAGGCTGCTAATGCAGAAATTAGAGAGCTTGCGGCATTGCTTCCGGGCTTTGGTGAAACAGAACAATTAGCTGCTAGTATGCAGATTCAGGCAGCAGAATTGCAGTTGATGGCAGCTGGTAAGATTAAAGAGAAAAAGCTGGAAGAAGCAGAAAACTCTAAGACCCTAGCTGCTGGAGGCGTAGTATACGCATCTCGGGGTAAACTTATTAATTTCCAACCTAGAGGTACAGATACTGTTCCAGCAATGTTGACTCCCGGAGAATTCGTTGTTAACAGGTCGGCTGTTAGAAGTGGCAATAATCTGAGCGTACTCAAGGCTATGAACAGTGGGGCGCGTGGAGCAGCCACAGCCACAATGTCTAAAGGTGGTACAGTATACGCACAGGGTGGTGGTCAAATTGCAGGAGCTGGAGGTGCAGGGATGGATAGCTCTACTATGACCAATTTTGTCACCGCTTTAGAAAACTTCAACAAGACAATTATGGAAAGCATCAATGCTCTTCAGAATACTCAATTCACAGTCAAGCTGGAGCCAACGACTGTTAATATTAACCTTACTGGTGGTTCATTCCTGCAATCTCTAACAAGCAACCTCAAAGATCAATTACTGCAAACAATCGGTGAAAAATTCAGAAGTCTTCGCGTTAACAGTGATGGTAAGGTAGTCGAATCACAGAGTGAAGTATAATATGTCATCAAATGATTTCAATTGTGTATTCCAAACAAATTCTACAGCTAGGAACAGTTCTAAATCTAAAATTAGGACTGTCTCTCGCGTAGTATCTCATGTGCTTCAAAAGCTTGACACTAAGGTTCGTTTGAAGTCAACGCTATCTGCTAAAATAAAATCTTCCGTCAGAGTATCTTGCTCCCCTTCTATAAGAGCGACATTAAATACTAGTCAGGTCGCAGTATCTGCAAGGGTTCATAATGATTTTAAATTAAATTCTACTGCCACCAAATTACACTCTGCCAAGTCTCACATACATAACAACGCAAAAGTTGATGTCAAATTTACTGATAAAATTGGTGGTGATTTGACGCAGATAAATAAGTTTGATAATTTTCTTTCTACGCAGAGGCTTTATCCAACTGGTGACGTTACCAGCGTTCTGGGCAGTAACCCATTTATAAACGAAAGCCAACAATCTTCTAGTTTATTTTCTAGTATAGATGAAGGTATATTTACTGGTAATTATAATGAAAATTTTAATTCTAGCACTAGAATATCTGATGATATAAAAACATTTATACAACCTTCTGGTCTTGGCACTAGTGGTACTTTTAGATATAAGTGCGAAGTAACAAGCCCGTTGACTTCTCCCAAAGAAAACTTCTTGTTTATCAGAGCTTCTGCGCCTACATACAATTTTGCATCCAACGCTCCTCCTGCGTATAAATTTCATAATATATTCTTTAATGATAGTAGTGGAAATCTGATTACCCAATATGAAGACATGACTATACGTGGAGATAGTGATTATAGAAAACAAGATAAAAACTTTTCTACATACATTTTTAGCCCAAAGATTAATAATGCCAAAAAAAGATCCACACATCCTGATTTCCCCACCTTCTTAAACGAAGACGGTTATTCATTATCATTTGACGTAGAGGTACAATGTAAAGACACATCTTTTAGTTCTGGATTTTCTTCTGGATATATCGTTGAAGACTGTAATCTTCCAGATGTGCTAGATCCTAGTGGCAATGATTATTTAGCTAGTGATGGATCTCCTCTTTCAACTCAGTCACAACATTTTCTTAACCCCACCTACTCTATTCGTATAAGTGCTTTAGAGATTGTTTCTAGTGGTAACAAATTTGGTTTTAATTCTGATGATGATATTTCCTGCTTCGTGCAAACAGATCCTAGCGGATACAGAATCACACGAGAGATTAGACCTTCAGAAGTGCAGCTGTCATCATTTGATACAGGCATATACCCAACAGTAACTTCGACTTGGCAGTCTAACGACAACGCTCATGATAACAGTACTAGTAGTGGTTGCAAAGAATTGTTAAAGATTATAAGACAAGAAAATACAGATAAATATTTAGATTTAGATAGCTCTACAGTAGCGGACTCTGGTAAGTTAATTCTTAAATTTTCTCATGAGCCTCCAATTTCTCAAAATAGGAATGTTGCAGGGGCTTTTGACATCGGATATCTTAACGCAGTAAAAGAATTCGATAGCTCTACTTTTGAAACTGTTCATTTTCAAGATTCAGTTTTTAAAGTTGACGAAGTATATCTTAAGATAGTAGCTAAGAAAGACACTGGCAGTTCAGACTATACTTTAGATTTGGTGGGTTATAGCTTCGACCACCTTTTGCATAACACTCCAGCTGTCAATGGATTTTTGCAGAATGAGCCGGGAGGCACGGGTAGTATACCAACAATCACATCCACCACGGGCGTAGATTCTCTATCTGTATCAGCTGAGTCTTTATCAGACAAGGGTCAGATTATAGTCAGGCCAGCAACAGTCAGCGATGGTGGCGACCATTATTTGTTAGCCACTTCGCCAGTTGTAGACTCGACTACTTTTAAAGAATACATTGTTCCTTTACGTGTTTATAAACAATCTCAATTTGGTATTATTCCAGACTATGAGTTTAGTTCATTCTTTGAAAACTTATTTATAGATATATGTCCCTTGCCAGACAATGCATCTATCGCCTCTTTATCTCTGATAGTCACTCATAAGCCTTCTGACGCGATACATTTGCACACCATTGGTCACGATAACGGTATTGATCTTGGTTCTGTTAATAGCAGCATGTTTGTCTCTGACAGAAAATCAGTAGATCAAGCAAACAATGCGGGAAGTGTGTTGTCCGACATAAATAATATACCACATGGATACGGTTCTCCAAACACTCTGAAGACAAACTATTCTAGACGTTGGAGAGGGGTAGACGGTTTGGTAACATCCGGGCCATACAATTCTAATGAGTTTAGTTTTTCTTTTGACAATCCTGTTTTAGAAACTCCGTTCTTTGGTGGTTATTTCTCTTTTAACAATGATTCTGGCAGCAGTATTATATCTGACGATATGCCCTCTGGATTCACTGCTCTCCAAGGCACTTATAATGGTACTTATACAAAGACTCATAATGTTGGCTCTAGGTTCAAGTCTGCGTCTTTGTTTGGCTTAACAACTGGACATACTACCATTGACTTTACCGCTATGTCTGGATATTCTAACCACGCATTATATGGTCAGATTGCAGACTCTTACGACAACGCCCTAAAAGTTTCTGGGTCTACTGGATACATTTCATTCCCTGACTTTGACATTCATAATGGATTTATAATATTCTTTAGATTTAGCCCTGATGAAAACATGGATTTTAATTCATCTACCCTGTTTGCTAAAGATGATCAAATTTCAGTTGGCTTTGTAAATAATAAATTACGAGTTACTGTGACTGATAGCACCCTGACCACACAAACTATAGAAGACACTATAGACTATGATGACTATTCATATCCTTTATCCATAATGGTTACATATATTGATAACGTACTTTCTTTATATGTAGATAATGAGCTAGACTCTCATAACTTCACCAGACTGAGAGACTCTTTGACTTTGAGCGGTCTTCCCAATTTCTCCAACGCCTTGACATTTGGCTACAACCCCGGAGATAGTACTGGCTTTAGCGGCTACATTACAGATATAGCTATATCTGCTTCTTCTCTAAACACTGACTTTGGTTCAGCAAACCAGTTTGCAATAAATGCTAATTCCTTCTTCAATACTATACATAATAAGTATTGGGCTGACGGTGAATCATATGTTAATGATACAGTTAAATTATATGATTATATTAATACTGATACTGCTTCTTGGACTTTAGGAGACTTCCAATCGTGTCAATTTAGTTCAGACTTTTATATATTTACAGAAAAAGTTGGGACCAAATTTTTGACCCACTCAATTGAGAGTGATGGTACTTCATATGACAGCGCATGTGATCTGACATTACCTACCAACGTGGATACTAATACATCGTATCACACGCAGATAGAAAATGATTTTATTAGATTTAATTTGATAGACGTTCCAGACTCATTCATGGACGAAGATGTCGTATATGCCCTCAGACCAAGAATACAAAAAACATTGCCGCGAGGATACAATTTTATGCAGGATTCTGTGTATGTAGATACTATAATAGAGCATAAAATAGATAGCCAATTAACTTGGTCAGATGGTAGTGTTGGTGGAAAATTAATAGTAAGTTTATATACTCCTAATAAAGATAATGAATTATTATCATTGACAAACCCCGGATTAATCAATAGATGCACTCATTACTTATCACCAGATATGTGTGTTCACAAAATTAGTAGTAAATTTAAATTTGCTGATTTAATAAATACTGGATCTGAAGATTGGTCAAAATACGATCAATCTTTAAATACTACTGAGTTTTACGAAAAATACTTTGCTGATGATGTTCAAAAAATGTTCTTGCAATATGATATAGTATATCCCTCTGGAACTGCTTATCATGCAACAGTAACTATTTTTGCAGCGACTGTGAAATTTACTAGACCGCTTCATAAGGCGAGATCAATTTCTAATTTATAGGATTAAACATGGCTGGATTTCTTTTATTTTGTAGCGGTGAATTTAACGGTTTTGGTATATCACCGTTATACACTGAGGGTAAACAATATGCCCACTCCAATCTTCCATTGTTTCATTCTGGTCAAGTTCCCCCTGATGACAGCATTAGCTTGTACGCTAGCGGCACTTTATATCAAATTAATGTGTTGTCCATGCATACAATTTCTGCTACAGAGACAAATGACAATGTAAACTTGTACGCTAAGGCTGCATTGGTTCCTAATGATCCACCTATGCCGCTATGGGTTGCAAACCAAGGAGTTGAAGAATTTGCTAGCATCAACATGCATCTTGAAAATGATGGGGTTATTAATAAAAAATCTGCTATGGCTTTAAACGTCTTATGTCTACCACAAATCGTAAATGCAACAATTCCTACAGCTCAAGAAAACTCACCATTATTTGTCAGAGGCGCAGTACAAAATACAACTATCTTTGAAGCATCTCCATTATTTTTACAGGTTGAGGACGCAACAGGTCAAGAGATAACGAATGAAAATTTGTCACTCTTCATGTCTCAGTCTCATGGTTTTAGATGGGATTCAGAAAATTCAGGATCTGAGATAGAGCCTGACGATAATATATTTGCTACTATTGAAAGTACAGATCCAATTCGTGGCGTAGAATTAATATGTCATGGAGGGTGTGCTGCCGGTACGTGCGATGAAGTCGTATTAGAATCACATGATACAAATTGGTTCACTGCTGACTGTGTTGATGGTGGTATATTTAGAGCAGAAAAAACTTATACTAATCCCAATGTCAACGCCTTTGGTTCTGATGTTCCTTACAGTGGGCATTTTTATGGAATACGAAAGTTTACTGGTCTTGATCCTTTTGGTCCATACAACATTACTATGACAGGATCTTCTGGATCTACAGCAAGAATTCCAGCCCCTAAACAGTTGGTATCTTGGGAATACGAGAAAGAAGGCACTAACGCTTTATTCTCTGGAATTAAATTTATAGGTGATCACCCACATGTTGCTGATGGTAGAAATGCAGGAGACAATTATGGCACTTCTATATCTGTTAACGCAGATCTACTTTGTGTAGGATCTCCAAACTATGATCTTGATTTTAATTCTGACACACTGTCAAATGCTGGTACAGTTTTTGTATACAGAAGAGGGGAAGAGCCAGCATCCTATACCAATCTAGCAGAGAACAAAGCCGATTGGTCTTTTGAAACTCAGCTTGTTTTACCATCTAGTATAAGGAACAATTATTTTAAATCTACTTCAGTGCCACTAGCTGGCACGAGCGAGAATGTAGAAAAAAGACAGTGGTATCTTGGTCAAGAGGGTAGGAACTTTGGCAGCAGTTTAAGTTCGACTGTCACATCTTCTGCTCTAGAAACAACTTTGGATGGTAAAGATAAAGAAATTATAGTTGTTGGCGCACCAAATGGCAACTTCACAGAAACGTTTACACCTCCATCAATGATAGAGAATGAAGTTTTGATGATGGTGTTTACTGATGAGTTTAATCCGACTATAGGCAATTTAACATATAGAGATATTTTATCTAATATAGAAAGCAAAAATTATTTATATAAATACTTTTCCCAACCTACTATAGACGTAAAGATAAAGATGATTGTCTTCAGGCCAATCTCTATAGAATTGCAAACAGACTTAGACTTTCCAGAGCCTAAGCCCACCTTTATATCTAAGAAGACTATTACTAGACATACTAATGACATTCCCGGAACGTCTCAACACACGACTGTGGATGATCAAATTTTGCAAGAAATTAAAGATGCATTCTTTGAGCTGTATCCAGATGCTGCAAATCATGTACCTGCACTTTTAGGAGTCTACATTGATAATAGTAGGTCTTTAGGTGATACAGCAGTAAATCCAGCTGTATCTAGATTCGTAGACTTCTTTAAAGGTCATGCTAGTAGCGAAGGTTTGGTAGACTACAATGGCAGTCCTACCGATGGCGCTGTATTACAAACTACAACCAACGATGAAAATTGGATTACACAATCTAACGCCTTACTCGATTTTGCTTTGGATAGTGGAAGACTGATTCAAGAAAATTATTTAAAGCTTCTGACAAACCCTTCTACCTTCGGAACATTCAACACAGCACTGCCAGACTTCAACGACCCTCCACCTAGTGGTGGTTCTGTTTATGTATTTGAAAAAGAAAGCGGTGTTTGGGATTTAATACAAGAAATCAAATCTCCAACCGAAGACAATACTACACATCCAGACTTCTTTGGTAAAGCTGTAGACATTAGTAAGAATGCAGAAGTCATTGGCATTGGATCTCCTTACATGGATAGCGCTGTAAATATATATGAATATGATTACAGCGAGAAGGATAGAATGTATAGCAATGTTGAAGCTTGGGTCGCTTATCATATAGCGAAAGAAACTGAAGACAACTTTTACTTAGGTCAAAAAACTAAACTTGATGCTCACAGGGTAGAATTAGATAATGATACCACATTGCCAGAAGACGATACAAAGAGAGAAGAACAAGTCAAATTAATTATAGGTAAAAGTCTATATATCCAACTTTCTGCTGATAGAAAATATGGCTATAGAACTGACACAGCGTTCTGGGGTAATGGAAAAACAATTCAAGAATACAAAAATATTTTTGATTATAAGTATAGCGATATAGCATATGCTGGTACGTATCAGCAGCTAGTTACAAAGTTTGCTCCAACTTCTAGAATGGGCTATAGTATTGCCGTGAATGAAACGGGTAGCGCTTTCGCTGTTGGGTGTCCTACTGACAGTTTAGATGTTACCGATGACTCTAATTTGTATTACCATCCAGACAACTCTGGTCAAATATTGTGGCCTTCATATGTAAACGCCGGAGCTGTTCGCGCATTTGAATCACGAAAGTATTACCCTCATAACAAGGTGGTAGACTATGGTAAATTTGGTAATACTCATAATAAAACTTTGACCAACCCCGATCTTTATAATCATTATAATCAAGTTTATAAAACTGGAGAATATGATTTGGATTTTGTTCGTACAGATTTTAACGACGTAGATATTCCTCAAGATGCTGGCTTGTTACTTATTAATACGCCAGAAGTAAATTTTGCTAGTCTAGAAATTATGAATAGGATCAGAAATTGGCTGAAGCTTGGTGATAGAAATTTAGTTTTAATTGCTAACAACGAGAGATGGGAAACTACGGGCAACGCTGACTATAAAGCGTCGAATGATATTGTAAATGATATTCTAGCCAAGTTAAACTCTGCTATGGCAGTTTATGATACCGACAAAAAGAAAACTTCATTGTTAAATGAAACAAATACTTGTCCAGACAAAGTAAATGTTATACCTTCTTCTAGGCCAGAAAATTCTATTTCTAGTTATATAGATACTTCAGCAAATCTTAGAGCTAGAGGCGTTGGTAATATTAGAGTGAGAACGCCTTCTCCTCCGTCTGATAGCGACTACGCTCAGAATGTTAGTACTGTCATGTATAAAAATTATATATGTAACGATGAGTATACTGAGTTTAATAATCACTGCTCTCCAACTTTGGAAAATGGAACAGACTTGAGGTCTGGATGGAAGACTACCAACTCTGTTAATAACTGGCCTAATTTTTTCACTGAAGTTTTTGGTGATACTCGTCAGGCTCCTGTGCCTCTAATGGTTGCTGCTGAATATAAAGATCCTATTACTGTTACGATTCCAGCGACACCCGCTAGATCTGGCGTGTTCACAGAGTTTGATTTAGTTGATGACGGAGTTGCCCCCGTGTTCGGAGACCCAGTAGACGGAACTACTGCTTTTGAGTGGTCTGAACAAAATCAAAACTATTCGTCATTAGATGTAAACTTTGGTAACAATACAAATTTAAATAGATTTTTTAATCCTGATGCAAAACTGGGCATAGATCCAATATTAGTTTCTGAGGGGTCTAATGGTACTGACGTTGTTACGACAGAAAAAGAGATGTCTCCTGAATGTTATTATGCAGCTGAAGAGACTAGCGTAGATAGTGCGCAGTCAAGTATTGTACTAGTCGGATCTTTGAGAGGTGAAACTTTAGATAAATTGTACGCTAGTAGCGATAGAAATATAAACTTTTACTTTAATTTAGTAGCCAAGAGACAAAGCGGAAGTTCATACATTGCTCAGTTAAATTCCTTCACTGGCAGATCAGATTTTACCGACGCTAAAGAAGGTTCGTTGCTAGAGCTAGTATTTATTAACACTGGTAATTTTGTTCGTAAAAATGTAACCGTTTCAGATCTATACGCTGGTCATCCCGATGGATCTGCTTATGACGTTTGTTGGATAGCCAATCCTGTGAATGAACCAACACTGGAAGAAGTTGGCTTACTGAAAAAATGGCTTAAGAAAAACAATAAAAAAATTGTTATAACTTACGATAACGATGTGGCAGCTTCTAATGTTTCTAAGCTGTGTTCATTACTTGGTATAAGCATGTCTCCTTTATACTTACCACAAAGGAAAAAGTTTGCAAATAATATATCTGATAATTCTAGAAATAATAGATTCTATAATACTAGAAATGCTGTTCGTAATATTGATATAGATTCAAGCCACTTCGTGAGTAAAGGCTTCATAGAGTCTAGAGATAGTATATCTAAACTCACCATAGATGCAAAAACAAATACCTTTATTCCTATCAATTTAAAAAATGCTAAACCGATAGCTCTGCTAGGTCATCCTGTGGTAGATGATAAATTTATAGATGTTGGATTTCATTTCATGAAGACGGGAGTTTGCAAAGTTGATTTCCCAGTACAGCCCAACACTGCTTACAAAGTTTTCTTAGATACTCAACAATATTCTGATTCAGAAGCAGAACCTCTTCGAGTTTGGGTGTCTGATTGTAATAGATCTCCTAGCTTCACCTCTGTGGATATTCCTCCTGATCAACATGTTTATACATTCTCAAGTTCAGGAACATTTGATTCTGTCTTCTATGGACCTATTGGTACAACCATTGAATTGGATTCTGGTGATTTGTCTTCTGTCAAACGTGTAGTCGAATTCCAAACAACTAATACTGCAAATAATATTTCAATGTTTATTGAAGGCAACACTCCAAGAACTTCAATTCATGATACGACTCCTACTACCTTAAACTTAGTATCAATCTCTGGATGTGTCATCAATGTAGATGCTAGAACTGTAAAGAAACGTGTCCCTAGATATGTAACTAAAAGAATATCTGACCCAGTAGATGAAACAACTTATACCATTGAGTTTGAAGATCCTTTAGCAATGTCTTCTTCAAGTCAAAAGTACTGCCCTAGCGCTGAATGTTCTAACATATTCGAGGGAACAACTATTGAAGACGGTCCAGTTGTTGTTGCTCAAGAAATATATTCTCATTCTGGACGATCTCAAGGTATCAATCCTTCTAGAATTACAGTTATATCCGATCCAGACTTAATTCAGGGCGAGTGCTTGTTTGACGAGGATGGCGTCATAAGAGATTCTTCATTAAATTTCTTACAAAGTTTATATCCAGATACACAATTTCCTTCTAACGCAAACGCTAGAATATTTGACATTAATAAAAAACTTGTAGCTCCAGAAAGAGGAAGCCCAGCCCGTTATATAAACTCTGTAGGTAAAGAGGGTCTAGTAACTAGATTCATGCCTCCAGATGGGACTATTAGTTCTGGATTGTTAATGTCAGACTTTAGAGATGATGCTCCAAATAATATCAGTAGACCAGATGCGCTTACTGATTCTACATTAGCTACTGTTTCTACTGCGTTCATAAATAGTGAAAATTATTATGGTTCTAATTCTAAATTTAATTGGACGGTTGATGGAGTCACTTATTCAGATACAGACGCTCGTGGTGGTGTACCATCAATAATGTCGTCTACTGGCAAAGATTTTATAGACTTCAACGCCTATCCTTCTGGCTATCCGGGAGATTTGTTTGGTTATTCTGTAGACTATTATAAGGATAGAATTGTTGTTGGCACACCGTTTGGTGGATTTAAAAGCAAGGGTGTGTTAGATTGGGACGACGTTGCTTCAAATACTAGTCAGTACAATCCCCCGTCTGGAACTTTGGTAAGTCAGTGGGGCGGCGCTGGTTCTGTATATATATATTCTAGAGATTCGGATAGTGTTTTTAATTTTTCTCAAAAACTTAGACCATCAGGTATCAATGTTGGTCATGATTTAGATAATATATCAGACTCTGAATTGGTATCTGCTCTAGGACCAAATGATTATACATTAGAAGAGTTACGACTATATTCTCCAATTACTGATAAGTTTGGCTACTCTGTGGCTATTGATGGTGACATTATTGGCGTTGGCACTCCCGGTCATGATTACGCCAAAAGTACTATTGATAGTGTGAGTGGAGCATTTGAAACAAGATCATTCAACTTTGAATATGACATTAGACAAAGATTTAGTCGTGATTTAGGAGACCCTAATACACGCGCACTGTTGACTATATCTAGTGGTATACTAAACAACGGTGCTGTTTATACATTTGAAAATAGATATGAGAAACAAGTATCTGCTCCAAGGTACTGGTCTGATGTCGAGAAGATAGTGCCACAAGGTTATAATTCTAGACTACAACAGACTCCTACCACATCTGGGACAGAAAACGAGCATTTTGGCGAGTATGTAGACGTTAGCAGAGCAAAAAGAAAAGATGCAGATTATAGCATTGTTATTGGCTCCCCTTATCATAAGTTTGCTACCAGTGGTACGCATGGCTCTCCTGAGCCTCTAGAGGGCGCTGGAGCGGCTTTCTTGTTTGACGCTATGCTCCGTACCCCATTTGCATATGATGCCGGAGACGCTAATATTGACGCTTCTGTGTATGGTTCTCCAGATTTCAAGGTAAATCTGTCTATTGACAACACAAAACTAAACGCTATACATTATAGTGCTGGACTTATATATGCCAATAATGAAGGGGAAATTTTTATAGAGGCATCTGGTCAGGATGAGAATATTGATGGCTTTACACTCCATAGACCGTACATAAATAGTGTAGTCGGTAGAAAATCTCCTTTGAATGATACTGAAAATAGTAATGTTCATTTGTTTATGTCTAGCGTAGATGGATCTGAGGCAGAGTCAATGCCCCTGTTTGCAAATACTTCAAACAAAGGGTTTGTGTATAATAATAATAGCATAACACTGTTTGTAGGATCTTTTAATACGGCTGAAACTGACACTGGACTATCTCTTTATGAGCATTGTCCTTCAGGTACTGCTGACTCAGAACAGATGCATATATTTGTGAGTGGGACAGCGCTACTTAACGAAACTTTCGACCTTATAACCTTTGGATTTTAATTATGTCAAATTTAGTTACAGTACACCCAGTTGGGAATGCGACTCACCCCGCAATCACCATCACGGATAGTGGCAACGCTGAAAAATATTTTATTCCTGCTCCTTTGATTGGTTGGAGTAGTAATACCAAAAGGCAAGGTAGTACCAAGCTTGCAGATGAAACCAATGTTACTTTAAGTTTCTTTTCTATTGCCGGAACGGGAACGGCTCAGGAAAGGGCAGAGGATCTCATAAGCTCTGTTGCTGCTATAGAAAAGGTTTTTGCAAATGCTAAGACATTAAAATTGAAAACGGCGGCTAACAAAACTGAACCAGATTTATCATGGAGCATATTAGACCCTAGCGTTTCTGTAGACGAAAGCACCTTTAGTCAAGTTACTACATTGAATGTTTCTTTCTTAGGTGTCTACAAAGAATATGATTCTGTTAAATTTACAAAAAATGGTACAGACTATTATGCTAACTTGGAATCTTTTTCAGATAATTTATCCCTTGAGCCTGATGCCTCTTTAGGCTTTAGCCATGATGATCCCACTGGTATGCCCTACAGATTCACAAGAACCATTTCTGCCACGCTGCGTCCTCAAAACGCAGGAAATCTTTTTAAAGATAAATTTAATCAAAGTGGCATTGAGTTTGCTAAAAGATTTGTAGATGCAAGAGAGAGTCATTATGCCGTGGGTAATGATTACCACGCAACCCACCTTGGACTCAAACATGCAGCTGGTGGCAGTAGTCCGCAAAATATATTTAATCTAACACGCTCTGAGACTTCTGATCTTTCTAACTTATCTTATAGTGTTACTATTCAAGGTATATATTGCGATGGTGGCAGCGTACAGCCTGAAGGAGCGTTTGAAACATATAATACTAGTGTTAGTAAAAATGCTGACTCGGCAGTAGTAAGTGTTTCCATAGATGGTACTCTTCAGGGATATATTGCAAACAGTGGCGACACTACGTATAAACAGGTCAACTCTAGCGCTAGTAATGCTGCTTTTGATAAATTAAATGCAATCAGTAACAATGGTAATTATGGTTATGGTAGCGTAATTTTTAAAAGAGCGCAGAACGCCGCAGGTATACCATTAAACGGTACACCTCAAAGCTTTTCAGTTGCTGACAGCACTGTTTCTAATGCAAGTATAAGTTATAATGTCAGTTATGACAATCGTAGAAATCCTTCTATATCTGGAGCCATTACAGAAAGCATACAAGTTAGCGATACATACCCCACAGACGTATACGCATCCATAGAAGTTATGGGCAAGAGAGATGGACCTGTTTTTCAGTACATGAATACAACTACTCATTTTGAACGAGATGTGAGTATAGAAGTGCAGATGGACCCACACTTTATTCCTGCTTCTACTAATGGTGGCGAATTAATGAGTTATAGCCCTTCGATGAACAGCAATCAAAGGATGCAATTAAATCAACTCATCAATTCTTTGTCTCCCTACGGAGCTAATTATGTAATGCTAAAATCTTCTAACGAAAGTTGGTCGCCAACAGATGGTAGATATTCTGCTAGTATAGGGTGGGTGTATCAATAATGAGCAATACTCATGAGCAAAGGAATACAAGATATAATACAGCTAGACTTAGCGGAGTTGTTGATCCCCAAGATTCTTTTTCTGTAGTCGTAGTAGATAGTGGCTTTTATCTTAATAGAAAGCAAAGAGACGATAATCTATTTGTAGCAAAAGCCACTAAAGACGGTACAGAATCTTATTTTAACAAATGGGAAGAAGAAAACGGTTTCAATCCATTCCCCAGTGGGAGTTTATATGGTAACAGACATAGGCTGACAGGTACGGCTTTTTATGGGGGACTGAGAGGGAGTGGCGATAAACCAGAAGATAAATTTGTGTCAGACCACTTACCAGTAACTTCTGGCAACTGGCCTGACGGAACTGGCAAGCGGGGTAATTTTATAGATGCTGCTCAAAGTGGAGCTTACAATTCTTCTGTTGCTAGATATGACTTTACAGCTTTTACTTACAGGTCGCCAGACAATAAAACAAAAGAAATAGATATACAAACTGGAAGCATAAGCGGCGTGAGTACTATTACAGAGAGACAATCGGCCCCAGATATGGGGTCTTCATATGATCCAACAGTAAAAGGCGTTGGAAATGGTGAACCACAACCGCCAGAACCAGAACAGCCGCCAGAAGAAGAGCCACCAACAGGAACAACCTCGCCTCCAACCGGAGGATCGGGCAATTCATCGGTTGCGGGTTGGCTTGGCGATCATACAAATTAGGAAGGATTATTTATGCCGAACTCAATTATTAAAACAAATTGGTCAGCTCCGGGTGTTCCCGGTACTGAGCAATATCAGAAAGATTTTATTGCTAGTGGTCATTTTTACCCATCGCAACAATCTTTTCTAGGTGCTTCAATTACATCGTTTAGTATAAGCGCTGGTGATGGCTCCACGGCATCCAGCCTAAATGTAAATTTAGTTGAAGATGGAGGTTTTCAAGGTAATAAAGATGATGATGACAAGCCCATAGATCCTTATCATCCTATCAATGCTGGAGACAGCTTCAGTCCTCCCGGCGTCGGTATGCCTGTCTTCTTTGTCTATAGCAACCCTCCGATGAAAATAGTTGATGCTTTTGCGGGCAACGAGGAGTATGGAACTTCCACATTTACATTTGGTGGTATTTTATCCAGCTTTCATAGAACGAGATCAACTGGTGGTAGAACATTTTCTGCCACAATAACAGACCCAAGAGAAATACTTACGAACACTTATTTAATATTAAATCATACAGATAACAAAGTTGGCCTTAAAGAATATAATATATTTAATGTATTTGGTTTCTTAGAAAATAATATCAGTGAAAATGTTAAAAGTACCTTTGACAGTTATGTTGATAATAAATTATCAAGATCAACCAATGAAGACGGATTAGTCAATTGGAAGGGCGATGATATGTATCATTCTAGCGAATCTTCTATAGGAGAAGGGTATTTTGAGAATGGGGGGTATAGTAGGAAATTTCCAATTACCGGAACAGGGATGTCTCGACGAAGTAGTTCTGGCATACCTTTCTATAGAATAATGCAAGCTTTGGCTGCTATGTCTAGCGAACTGCCGGGAGAACCAGAGGAAGAAGAAGGAGAAGAAGGAGAAGAAGAGGGCAGTGAGCCTAGTTCCACCTCAGAATATACAGGTTTTGGCAATGATATATTTTATAGAGGTTTGTATTACGAAATAAATTTTATTGACTTTCCAGAATTGTCTCCATTCTATCATTTTGACCACGACAAGATAGACTTATTGTCATTCCTCTTAGAAGTTTCTGAGTCTACGGCTACAGAAATTAGTGTCTCTTTAAGTCCTAAATTGGGGACCAGAGTTGGAGGTATTATTAATGTCAAATTTATTGATAGATCAAAAGAAGTATCTGTAGGATCAATCGGTAGATTTATAAACAGGCTCACGGATGTCCAAAAAGATGATATTGGTTTTGAAAATGCTGACCCAGTAACTAGCAGAGTTATTTTTGGTGCAAATCGGGTAGACCTCTATGCGTTCACTTCTAATCAAGATCCACATTTTTATGGTGGCCCTTTGGATCAGGATCACCAGATATTGCCTTTTTATGGAACAATTTCTGACGGTGTAATTACTCCCACTAAAGGTAACGGTGCTTACAGGCAAATAATGTTAGACTCTACCGGACTAGGTGCTTACGGTGTAGGCAATTATTATATTGCTACAGAAGCAGAACTTAGATATGCTTCTAAGTCCTTCGAAGCTTGGAAAAGTTTTTTAGTATTTTTCAATAGAAAATACATTGAAAAAATGACAAATAAACCAAAAGTAAGATACGAAGACTTATTCGCTGGCAACAACCCAGAGTTGACAATTACAGACGGTGATGGAGAAAGTGACCGTGGGTTAAAAGTTCCACGCTCTTTGTTTGTTGGTGATGATCTTGGTCAGTGCTGTCCGAGATATGGTTATCCTTTGTACTGGGGTAGAGCCACAGCTATTGGTTTAAGCTTAGAAGACGTTGTAGATAATAGATATACTGTTATAGCAGATTTAAACAATCTAAGTGGCAGCTCCCCTGATTATATCATGGCTGTACGAAATGCCATGCTGGAGAAATATGAAAGGCTTAGTAGTGTTAGAAGACTAACGGCTGCTGAATTGGATTTGATAAAAACTTTAAGAGACAAGAATTTTGATAAAGAGTATTTAGGAAAAGCAGCTGCCGCTCTACAGAGTCAAGTTCAAACGGGTAGTAAGCAGGAGTCCAGAAAAGAGAATTCTTCCAAAGTCTATAATTTTGTAAGAAGAATAGCCACTGAATACTATGGTAAAAAATGGCTTGTTAGAATTCCGGGGAAGCCTAATTTTGATTTTGAAGAAGAAGTTACAAAAGCGGGAAACCAATACATGTCAGGTCCGTTTGGATTTCCCCCCAGAGAGGCATCTTCTACCGCAAACAAAGACGCGATAACAGGGCAAGATGGAGAGGCCGATTTTAATTTTGTCAAGAGTTCTAATTCTCCCGCAGTAACTGAGGAGCAATCTAAGTTTTACCCATGTTTAACTTCAGAATATAATCCCGTGGACGATCAATTGCAACACAATTTTTTGCCTGATAACAATGGAGGCTTCTTTACTAGGACTGCATACGACAAGGCTGTTAGTAACGCTTTGTCTCCTAGAGACCTCTCTACGTTTGGGGCAAGCCACAGAATACAAGCTTATGTAAGATATGATTGTATGGAAAAATTGAGCGCTGGAACCAATAAAATATATACAGAGCAAATTGGTGATCATAGAAAGAAGTATATACCATCAAAAACTTTGGAGTCTAACGGTATTGATGCTACTCCTAGCGGTGGCGCTTTGTTAGGTTTTATGCCCGTAGATTTAGATGAAAGATATTATTTCTTCCCAAAAATGAAAACGCATACCATTGGAGTCTCTGCTAATACTTTTACAAAAGTATCGAAATATATTCCTGCACCGATTGTTCCTGATGCTAGCGGTAAGTTGAATGAAGAAGCCGGTACTGTCAAGCGAGTTGTACTAGTAGAACCTAAAAAGAAAACCACGGGAGAAAGTATCGAAATTGATGATGTGCCGAGAGTTTCCGGCGTAATGGTCGGTATGCCTGATCGAAGACGCGCTTTTGCCCTGATCACATTGCCAGAAAAAGTGACTGCTAAATTGGAGAAAATTTCTGACATACCTATTTTCAAATCTTATCCTCCGGCTACATATTTAGGTATGCCGGGATTTGAAGATTCTGAACTAAACACACATACGAAAACAGTAATTCATAAAAGGTTAGATTTAAATAATTATGGCGAAGGTATGACTTTTTATAACCCTACAAAATTATTTTCTGCTCCTAGAGGTCTTAAACCAGATGTTGTTGTATTACCTCTAAGAAATGAACAAGCGTGTTATGGACCTTATCATAACGGACCAATTAAAACAAAAGACGACAACGATCAAGATGTTTGGTTAGAAGTCAAAAATCTTGGAGGCAAAGTAGAACTTGAAAATGATTCTGGTTTAGCTCCTTGGAATTATGGTTCTTATGGTTTGATGGATTTTGTAGGAAAATCTAGAGCTGAACTGTCAGCCACTTTATACCTAGCATCTGAAAAGGGATCTGTTACTTTCCCCGGTATGCCTTCTGGTAATTTCACTATAGGTGATGTTGTAGAAGCCGCTGGGCCATGTATTGATAGTATCAATCTTGATATTGGAGTGGGCGGTGTAACCACTGGTTATAAATTCCAAACTTATAAAAAGAGTTATGGAAATTTAAAAAAACAACAACAGAAAATGTTAGATCTCGTCACCAGAGAAGCTTTGAAAGGTTCAGAAGCTCAGTTTGAATTGGGAATGAAAGGGATAACCAAAAACAAGTTTAAAGGAAAAATGCCTAAGCCAGATGTTAAGCCCTATGAGTCTTTCTATGAATCCCCATCGTATCCTCACGACACGCAAGTGTCTGCCATGATACCAAGTGTAGATTCTAACGATCCACGAAAGCCACCTAGCGAATTTACTCCTCAAGCTTCTAGTATGTCTTCTAAACAGGCTCAAGATTTTTTAGACTCGCAAGATGATCCGTCGCAAATAGAACGAGACCGTTATTTGTCAGCTCAGTCTTCTGCTTCTGATAACAACGTGGCTATATCTATGGAAGCTCATTCTGTGCTACCAAGCGTGGAGCCTCCAGACCAATATGCTATGGAAGACATTTTTACGCAGCCTACCGACGCATATGACATAGAATCTTTTGACATAACTTATTGGAGTTAATATGGAAAATCATTATTTTGTTACTAACGATCCAGCTTTAATGGCTTATGGTATGGGAAGTTTTTCTAAGAATACCGTTAAAACAGGATTAAAAAAAATCTATGATGATGGGGATAAAATATCTGAAGAAGAATTTTATACAAATACAATTCAAGGCATGTCCTCACTTGCTGATGACGCTGAACAGTCTGAAGATGAAAGTAGTTTTGAATTGTTAGATGCATTAAACCTAGACGGTTCTTGGACTGCGACTACTTTTAATTCTAATAGTAAGACAGAAACTAAAAAAACATATTCTTGGCAGGAAGTTAAAGATTTGATAGATGATTTTGAAGAACAGATGGAAAAATTAATTCTACAACCCGAAGATAGAGATGATGAATCTAATAAAAGAAAAGAAGTAAAAAAGTTTTTAAGAGACAACATTGCTCCAATCAAGGCTGGACAAGAAAAGTGCCTAACAATATATCAAGCTCCTCTATGGGAAAAAGAGAGTGATGACGACACAGTTTATTATGTAGAACTTCATTTTACACTACCAAGTGAAAGAAATAACCAGCGAGTAGTTGGTCAAAAGGGCAGACCAGTTATAGCAGAAGTGGGAAGAAGAGCAACTGGCGCTACATATTCTTTATCAAAGACTAGGCTTCGTCGTGTCATTGATGGGGAATTTGGTGTATTTGTAGACGCAGATGCAAAAGATGGATCTGTTACTGGAGACTTAGCGTCTGGACCTATGCGTATTTCATATAATGAAGGGCTAGGAATGTGGGAGTCTGCTCAAACAATTTTAGCCAGACTGATCACTGATGTCTCTGCTCCAGAAAATGCCAACTTTCAGATGCCCCCAGAATCTGATGGTTATATTGAAGATGAGGAATTTGATGCTTCTAAGTTTTACGATACAGCAGATGAATTTTATGGTGGTGGATTTACAACTGGTGTTGCTGTTCCTGTTCAATCTCACGCTAAAAATCCACACATGTTTGGGCCAAATATTAGAATAGACTCTGGTGGTAAGAAAGTAGAAAAGATACGAGTTGTTAACAGATCTGCAAAAACTTTTACTGCTGGTACATTAGTATTATGCACACTCATAGGTGCTGAATGGATCATTCAAGAATTTAGTGATCCGGGCAATTTAGACACTAGCGCCTCCTTTGGGGCTTGGACTTTCTCAAAACTTATCGCTAATGGAGACTCATTCTTTAGAGAAAAGGATGGTGGATCTCTAGTGGATGTTGGAGATTACGAAGCGCGTGCTAGAAAAGCTTGGTATGATGGATGGAAAAGCGCTCAAGCTGGCGGCACTCCTTTATTAGCACACCACGATGGTAATACAATTTATAATAAGAATATTAGTATGCTGCAATCACTTATTAGTGCTGTGAGTAGCGCGGCTCAGGGGAATGTTCTTGCTTTATTCGGAGGGGCTGCATTTAATCTTAGTAATAATTATTTCTCAAGTACATCCTTTGACAGCGTTGACTATTATACGGGTGTCAATAATATGGATTCGTTGGACGCCAAATATCCTCAGTGGGGAGTAGAGGGTAATTCTCCAGAAGTTAAAACATTTTGGGGGCCATTATTTCCAGATGGATACGTTGCAAAACCAGCTGGTGAATCTACTGCTGCTTACGGTATTAATTCTGATAAATATTTTTTCAGTACGGAAATACCTTCAGATTTAAAACAGCTTCCTGCGGACATTGCCGTGAATGGTCCATACCGTAATGGCACATATCAATCTCCTATACTTCCGATTGATTATTTTCAATCACAGATAGAAGCTAATGGTTTTTATGCTGCTACTAAAGCTTATTTAGGAACTACTGTTAATAACCCCACTTACAAAGACGGATTTGGATACGTCCCCAGTAATCCAAAAAGATTGCAATTTACTGCATTGTCAGCAGAGGCTGTAATTGGTGGGAGTGATAGAAGTGATTTTACCACTGGAGCATTTGCTGGTAGCGACAGTAGAAAAAGCACTTTCCTACAAGCTGTATATGATTATGCAAACAAAGAAGAAGTTGCTAGTGGTCATACGTTTGGACATATGAAAGCTAGACATGGCGGCGAGTCACTTAAATACGATGATGATTTACAGTATATACCAAATACATCTACCCCGTCCGACTTTTCTCCTTTATGGGAAACTGGGGTTGGTGATGGTACTAACGGCTTACATGTGGTGGGTATAACCTCGGCTATTAACAAGATAAAAAAGCCCGGAGGTGGTACAGTAAATATAGATGTAAATCAAATGTTTGGACTTCAAGTATGGAAGACCACAGTAGTATCACAATCTGACAATACGTTTTTTCTGCCAATTGGTGGAGGTTTTGGTGGTGGGAGTGTATCAACAAATACAACCGGCTATTGTAAAAATCAGTGGGGGTCTAGGAATGATAAGTATAATGATTTTGGCACAACCGCCTTACATGCTAGAGTATATGATGGGTGGCCTAATGAAGACACGATTTGGGATACTAGATATTTTAGCGCATTACATTTCAATCCAACTAAAGAAGATGAAGATGGTGTGTGTGAAGTGGATTTTCCAGTGCCTACTCTACAAGATGGTGGCATCGCAAGTGTTGGTACTAACCCTAATAATGTAGAATTTAAAGACAAATCGGATTGGGCGATGGATACCATTCGTCGTGGAATGTTATTGACAAACGGTGGATTTGCTTACGGCAAGCTTACACTTGGTTTGGATGTTGACAACGCGACCATAGCAAAAGCTGGCGAAGAGGCTGTAGATGGAACAATCGACAATGTACCCAAGGGGTATAGCTTGACCGTGACCACTAGTGGTGGAGCTGTTACTGGTATCAGCGCCAATACGCTACCAGCCAACGCAAGCTCTTGGGCAAATTTTTTGAATACTATTGGTCTTGGAGAACCATTAGAGGGAGAAGATTTTAGTGCCTCAAATTTCGAGTCTGAATATACTGACGATAGCGGTACGGTCCATAAAGGTTTTATAATAGATTACGCAGATGCCGTTATAGTAATTCCGGGTATTGTCAAAATGGTTAATAAGGTAGATCCAGCTCCCAGACAACATGGAGGTATCAGCAGATTGACTGATGCTAGCAATCCTATAGAAAATAGGGGGTGTAATAATAATAAGGTCACGGGTATTAAAACCAGTGAATTAACGCTAGAATACAATGATCAGGGCGAATATGACCTATTTTTATTCTTTCATAATGACATTACCCATTCGTGGATTAATAATTCATATCCATCTGCGAATCCACCATTAATAAATGACCCACAATTCGTAAGTATCACTATAAGCTAAAAATAGTGTATATACACATATAAACCCACTTTCAGGAGGATTTTTAACTATGGCAGCCGAAATAACATTTCACAAAAACATCATCAACAATACCCACACTGCGGAAGCTACCGCTATTGATCATAAAGATACTGGTAATAATGCTCATGGTAAAGAGGGAATAGGCTTTTATGGCCTTTCTCATGGCCTGTCGGTCCCTGTTGGTAGTGTGCAAAACACAACTTGGGTTACAAATGAAGCAGGAACTTATGCCGGATCACAACTCAATAATACCGCTAAGACATCAGACGGAACTGATAGTGTGGCTGGCAAGGTATCCGTTAATGGGGCGGGAGATCTTGATTTAGATCTACTACCTAATTATCTATGCCCACTCAATATTAGATTTACAAATCCAGACTCAGTGAGAGTCCAAGAGTGTAAGCTAATGATCTTTGATAAATCTCAAACTTCTAATCCAGCTTCTGGCGTCACTACGTATGTCTATGAAGCAAGAAGGCCAAGTGATAGTCAATCCAATACTATTCCTAATTTAAATCATCGTGGCAGAAATGCAAACTCTTGGGTAGAATTTAGTCCTACTTTGGGAGCTGTGGAAATGACTATGACACCATCTCCGGGAGCTAGTGGTTTGAATGGAGATGGCAATGATACGAATACAGATGCTGGGTATACTAGTAACTCAGGTCAGTTGCATTCTGATGTCAGACATGATTGGTATGTCGCTCTTTCAGCAAAACCAGAGAGCATTGGCAGCAAGTCAGACTACGCTCTGTACTTTACGCTAGAATATTTGTCTTAGTATAAAAGAAAAGGGGGGCATTTCTGCCCCCCTTAGAGATGATAACCTGAATCTAGAATACACTAGATGATAAGCTGAATCTCTATTCTGCTACACCCTTCTTGGAGTTCCACTTGGTCCATCCATTGTCTGGTAGCCAATTGTCGCCATCCTTACGTTTAGGGAAGAGTCCTCCACCCTTCTTCATGGAACCAAACGCAAGTTTAGCTCCACAGTCCATACATCGTAGCTCAAAGTATTCGTTTTCATCTACAGTCCTGACTACGAATCTAAGATTTTCAGAGCCGCACTTTCCACACTTTGTTTCTTCAAACACCTCTTGAAATTTGGATATTTGAGTGAAGAGTTCTCTGTGAGTGTCCGCATCGAACTCTGCTCTGATTCTGTTGTTTGCCGTTGTATAAGTTAACTTCATTTAGTTTCTCCATTCTTCATTGTAACCAACAATCTCTTGCGGGATTGTACTTTTATCGCGTTGGTAATTGTTGAGAACATCAATGATCTCGCTAGCTACCTTCTTAGAAATCTTACGATTATTGTCTACATTAAAAATATCTTTAAACAACTTCGATCCATTTACTTTTAGTTGTTTGCATTTGATATCAATAAAGTTGTATTGAGCATCGCTCATCCTGCCGGTATCGTCATAGTCTCCAGCGCTACTATTGTTTTGCTTAGAAATATCACGAACAATTTTAGCAGTATCTTTCTTAGTCAATTCTTCTGCTGCAACGCCCTTGATTTTCAGTACTTTTCTCAAAGCCCTAGCTTCCGCTCTGGTGCTAGCGATTGCTACGGCGAACGCACAAAACATATCATCAGTATTGCCTTCCCAAGAGTCAGCAACCTCAGAACATTTTAGCCCATTAGCAAATTCTAATGTGAAGATGACTGTGGCTCTGCCATGATGATCATCTCTTTCTGTTGGCTTCACCCATGTTGGACCGCTAAAAGTCATTGGCCCAAGAACAAGTTCAGACACCCTCCTAAGCCCAGTGACTAAGGGATGCCCATTCATCATCTCGTCTTCTTCAAATAGGCTCATAGCATAATCATGCCATTCTGGAGACAGCATAGATGGTGCATCGTCTTTTATTACATTTTTTACTGACGTATCAGTATTTGATGGTGTACTCAATTCTTCTACTCCTTCAAATAAGTTTTCTGGTTCCATTGTCATAGTCATAGATCTACCTTTCCTGTAAGTCAATTTCAATATATCTCTTAGATTTAGCTGGGAATTTGTTACCCATTTCTTCGAGAAGTTTTATCAATCTGTTCTTTAGATCCTCCTGCGTAGATAAAGGTACAGAGTCCAGCAGACTCTTTACTCTAATTATAGCATAACCCTTACTCAAAATCAACCCTGTTTTATTTGCGTCTGCTTTTATTTGTTTTTGCAGTTTCTCTTCACCCCATATTGGTAAAAAATGAGAAGGACCATCTACTTCTATTATAGTCTTAATCATGGGCAAGTACAAGTCGATTTCTAAATTTTCATTTGGTATAAGATTCTTTTTATGTATTTCGACAGAATGACCTTCTTTAGTTAATTCTAATTTTAAAAATTTTTCTAACTTAGAACCTTCTTTCCCAGCCAGCTGTATAGCCTTCGTTGCGGCAGACTGCATATCTTTTTTTTGTTGGTCTGTTAATTTAGACCATCTGTCCTTGCATTTTTTTACGTGTAATTCATACTTTTTAGGATCTATATTTTCCCACGCTTTTTTTTGTGAAGCGCTGATCTTTAACTTTTCTTCTTTTGTCCTATGTTTACCCTTCGTTGGTATTGTAGCAACACCTTTTATCAATGCGTTTTTTTGAGCCGTGCTTTTATCTTTAATCTCTACATTATTTTTAATTAATATTCTACGTATCTTATTGGGATATGTATTAAATATCTCAGCGATTTCATACGTACTCTTCATGTCCGTGGTGTACATGGTAATTATTTCTTTAATATTCATGCTAAATCCTCCAGCATCTTATTAATGTTTTCGTGTTTTTTGACTTTTATATTATTGCCCAAAGTTCTACAGACCTTGCTATTCACAGCGTCATCTATACAATGTACTTGATATTTTTCTCTATAATATAAGCATCTTATTGGATCATACTGGTTATCTAAGTCTGGGTAATATGCAAACTTTATATCAGAAGTAATGTTTAAAAATTTTGTTATTTCTACCATAGATGTAAAAATTAATGTTCCACTAAACGCCCATAGTCCATAAGAGTCTATAACTGAAGTGTCACAATCAATTGATTCATCATACGTGTCCGTATAAAATATTACATGATCATTTATACGCAAGTCTCCGCAAGCTCTAGAGAACTCTTCTGCAAATTTTCTAGAAGCATCATCCTGAAGGTTTGTTAGTAGCGCTATACTCATTTTTGCTCCATGTTTTGGATTATATCATAAGTGTCTTTTAGTTGAGACAATATAGTCTTGACTCTATTTACTGGTGTATGTTTCTTGTTTATTGTTTCTTTTATTGCATCTATGTTATAATCGCCTTTATTATTATAATCAAATTTTGTATCTTTGTCAAAAATATTTTGTAGGGTGCTTTGCAATTTTCTAGCTTTCTCTTCGTCGTCGTTGTCAAAGTATGTTAGCACACCAAGACTTAGAGATGTAAAAAATGCTTCCGGTATGTTGTCAGCATCAATGTTTCTAAATATAATTTCTGAATAATTATTGCAGATTTTAGTAAAGAACATATTATTTCCTTTAATGTCTGCTATGTCATTTTCATTAAATAGATTAAATGTGTGGTAATCACCATCGTATTCTTTTTTATCCGAATCTACGGAAACAATGATTAGTTTAGATATATCGAAATACTTTTGACTCGTAGGCAAGTATATGTCAGCACACGACATTATTTTAACAAAAGGGCATGGTAAATCAGCAGACTTAAATTTATCATCCGTACTAAAAGTTAATACTACTTGTAATTCTTTTTCATTTTTTAAAAATGTTCGTAGTGGACCCACATGTTCTTCTGGAACACCGTCAAGATTTAATATGTGTTTAATTTTATTATCAGTGTTTTTATTGTAATGCATAAGATGCTCATAGTTTGTTCTTAGAGCGCTAACTATTGAATAGTCTGGCTTATTATTATCGTATATTTCATATATCTTAGATGTGTCACCAAACACATAGCTATTACATCCATCTGTTTTTGTTAAACTTTCGTGCAAATACAGGGGCTGAAACTTATCTGTTGAAGAATAATTAAATATTGTAAAGTTCATTTGGACACCCCCATGTTTTGTATTCTTAGCACTTTGCTACTACTTGTATTGTATGATATTTTTAAATTTTTCTGTATCATTGCGTTCATAAACTCGTAAAATACTTTGTTGTTAAATTCTCTAGACTCTAAGCTTTTTCTCATTTCATTTAAAGAATTCTCTTCTGACACGTATAGTATCTCACACCATTTCTTATCAATTGCTCCGTATGAAATATGTTCTACTAGTTTTGTTTTCTCATTAACATTTGCACCCACATCCATGATTTTATTAACATCATCGCTAGACATAATTGTTTCTAAAGATTCCATTTGCATATCTTGTAACAATTTAGTCTCAAATAACATACTGCCATTTATAATTAAAAGTTTATTATTATTTGTATTATTCATTGCTAGCCTTATAGACTCGCACGTATTAGAGTTCTGGTAGTCTGTGTTTTCGACGCATCTAACATTTAAATTTTTATATTTTTTATATATATATTGTTGTACTTTATAGGACTCATGACCAACGCTAATTATTATCTCATAGTTATCCAGTGTTTTGTCTATCATAGAAAGATGTTTGTCTACAAGTCTTTCTGTTTTATTTATCATTATCATAGCTATATTGCCAAGAGCTTTCATTCTGGTGGCAAAACTATGATATACCAATATCACAGTAACCAAACCTTTTTCTTTTTGGCTTGGTTTTTTCTTTTTGCTTGCAGATGTTATGTATCTTGTTCTGGTCATTTCTTACTGCATTTAATTGTATAATTTGACTCATTGATAGACACCGATTCTACGTTTATATTATGCTCTCTAAGCCTTGTTCTAGTTGATTGCCAAGTATGTAATAGTGTTTTACCCACTATAGATTCATTAAATTTGTCTAAGTTTTCATGAGCAGAGTCACACAGAGAAAGTGCATCTAAGTCTTTAATGATAAGACTACCATTTTTTCTTAACTTGAGAACAGCGAAATCAATTACACCTAGATAATATTCTTTGTTAGGGCAAAAAGACAACGCTTGATCTATCACTATTTCATCTAGTGATGAGTCCATGTGCTTTTCTCCAGCAAGCTCTTCTATTAATAAAAATGATATATTTGTATTCCCTCTGTCTCTTTCGATCATAGAATACTTGTCTTGTTGACTTACTATATGATGTATCATGATGTTCTCCCTACGCATGTATAAAATATTTTATTCCATTCTTTTACAAATCTTTCTAAATTGAATCTATCCAGTATAGTCTTTCTAGCATTTTCACCCATCCTCTTCGCTTCTTCGGGGTTGTCAAAAAGATATTGTATTCTTTCTTTTAGTTCTGTTTCGTCGTTTGATATAAACCCATTGACGCCGTTTTCTATGATCTCTGGTATCATACATGTGGCTGTAGACACTACTGCGCACCCACACGACATTGCTTCTAAAACAACTGTTGGTATAGGGCTGTGAGTAGTAGTGTTTAAAAATACTAAATGCGTGTTGTACAACCCTATTAATTCTTCTGGATTTGCAGCTTCCGACAATCCGGGTGTGTCCCCTCTTACGGTTACATCAAACTTTTCGGTAACTCTTTGCCAACCAGTAAAGTTTAAACAATATTCTCTGTTTATGAAGTCATTGGCAACTGATAACACTTTCTTTTCTCTTTTATGATTTTTATTGCAAAACTGGTCTGTGTCTACACCGTGATGTATGATTGCAGTATTTGTATCTATGTCTACATATTTCCTTGAGAATTCTGATATAAAAACATTGATATCTCCAACACAGCTTTTCATATATTGTATGGATGCATCGGAAGCATGTGGACCCAACATGGTATGTTCTAGAGCGACTAGTGGTATTAAGAGTTTTTGTCTTATTTGAGACGCCGTTCTAAATTGGTAAAATCTGTCTTGAGATAATATCAAATCAAAATTAATATGATCAAATATTTGACCCTCTGGCATGAGTACATAATTTTCAGGCATGGGTGCGTACTTAGGATTCCATTTCTTCATTCCGTCTAAGTTGAAAGCATAGAAATTATGCCCTGTTTTACATAATTGCTCCTCATACCTTTCGTGCGTCTGGAACGTGAGTATGTTTAATTTTATGTCTTCTGTTTTGATATTTGACTTTGATATGATTTTTTCAGCTGGGTTCATGATTCCAATAAGTCCTTTATTTTTTGTCCTACTTTTGTAAAGCTAAACTCCTTGCCTCTGATTAGACCATTACTTGATTTCTCTGTTTCGCTGCCCAGTTTATAATTTTTCTCCATAGCTCGTGCAACTTCAATTTGTTTTGGTACGTGCCAAACTTCTCTGCCAGTATATATATTTGGTAAAGGTCTGTCTGAAGCATCGCAGAATACTTCGTTACATTCTACTAAAGTCCCTGTTTCTTTTGTAATGTATTCTTTTGGCCCTCCCCAGTTTGGACATATAGGACGATTGCCAAAGCACATCGCGTCAAAAGATGGTATAGACCACGCTTCTCCTTTAGACATTGTTACAAAACAATGACTCTGATTGTGCAAAGATATCATTTCATCCTCTGAAAGCCTGCTGCCAACAATCAATATATTAGGATAGTTAGATCCATCTGGGTGTATCATAAGAGAATTTTTGATTTTTTCTGACACAGCATTGACTTGGTTATATATATCTTGCTCGGATGCATTAGGCGCATTGACTTTAAGAATTAATAATACATTCTGTCCGTAAGAAAAAGTGGCGTAGTATGTCTTTAAAAGCTCTTCTATATTTTTTTTGCTAGAGTAGTCTGCTATAGTATAGAATATATATGTATTTTCATCTTTATATTTAGTGAAGTCTATATGTCTGTGAAGTATCTTTGAATATTTAGACATATCAAAAGCATGTGGTACAGTCTGTACTTTGATATTAGATTGGCGAAAATACTCTGCATTGTCTTCACATGGAACCCAAACTTCGTCCACGAGAGACATCTTGTTTTTGTAAAAATTAGTCCTTATTGGTTTAGACTCTAGTACTGTATATGCAATATTCTTTTTGAATTTGTCTGTACCTACGACAAAAGCTGGCAGAACATGTTGTATGCAATAGTCTACATCTTGTATGTCTTTGTTTTCAAAAGACTTGATTATTTCTGGAGTCTCTGCCCTCCCAGAGATAGGAATGTTTCTTGCTACTACATCTATATCTACTGAGTCCATAGCTCGCATAAGCCCTTGGGCGGCGTCAGACCACCCGCTATTTTCTAAATAATGTCCTATATACAGTACCTTCATAGATTGTGCGCTCTCTTTCGAGTATCTTCACATGAATTAATAAAATTTCTTCTTGACAATAAATCGTCGTATGCATCTTTAATGCTATAAATTTTTTGTTCTATCTTTTTAGCAAATGATAAGACGGAATTGTCTTCATCAAAAAAAGATCCTATTATGGGAGAAGTTGTATACTCATACATTATATTACTAATCATCTCAGTATAATCTATACTGTTCTTTGCTTCAGAGTCTAACAAGACATTATCATAAAGCCAACTGACAGCTTCAGCAATCGGAATCTTTTCAAGATCTGGGTTGTAAGGTTGGGGCTGTTGTATATTGGGAAAAGAAAGCCATGTGTTTTCTTCTGGAATGACATCTACTGAATCAAAATATTTTTCCCATTGCTGTCCTGTTTTGTCCCATTGAAAATTTTCTAAGAACTTTTCTCTGGTATTTTTTGATAGTTGTAATCTCTCTTCGTCGCTTTTACTAAAAAATTCTTTTAATTTACTGACCGTGTAGTCATTGTCTGGCACGGCTCTCATACACCCTGTTTCCAGCTCTTTATATAAAGCCTTAGTTTTCAGAGGTGTGCCACCTAACTGTCTAACGACACTTGTCATGGCAGAATAGTCAACAGACATAACTGGAACTCCACAGGCAGCAGCTTCTACTTGAGGCAATCCAAACCCTTCTGAATTAGCATACTGAACGTATAGATCGAATACATTCATAACTTCTGCTAGTTGCTCATAAGACAATCCTTGCTTCACGCTAGAAAGCTGCGCTGTGGTAGTCCCAGTAAACGGAGAGACAGTTTTAGCACCCCTGAATGTAGATGCAAAACACTTCTTTGTTTCAGAACAGACGTATGTAAACAGAACATGGGAACACAAATTATGTTCATTTAATAAGTCTGGTATATTCCATCCAGCATCCGGGAAACTGGTATGACAATAAAGTTTATATTTTTGCGAATCATCGTTCAAATCTAAAAATTTCCTAAATGCCGCAAAAAGATCTGGATATAGTTTTCTTCTTTGGTTTCGCATAACCGTTCCTATGATCTTTGTATCCTTGCCTATGCCAAAGCTTTCTTTTAAAAGCTCCTTGTCTAATGGCTTGTAGGCTGGATTTGCAGAAGGAGGTGCGCTACCAAGATAATTTATTTTGCCACCGCTCTGATTTTTCAAAACTTCTCCAGACCAATCAGAATAACTGAAACATGCATCTGCTGTGCTGTACGCATACATCCACTCTTTTGCTTGAGGAGCAGCATCAACTGTTGGCATTAATGCCCATTTAAAAAACTTCCTGAATGGAGATTTATATATAAATTCAATCATCCAAAAATCTCTGATATCACACACGATATCAGGTTTAAAATCTATGCATGTTTGCTCAAAACTGTAGCCACCAAATTGACCCCTTAAAGATTGTTTGTATTTTTCTAATGATGCTTCATCTTCAGGGTGTGGCATTACCCCATAAAATTTCCAAGGGGTTTGTGATTGAGGGTCGCCAGTGTAGGAGTAAGCACCTAACTCAGCCAATTCATACTTCCCAGTACCGTATAGATACTTCATAACTTCTTCCGTATACGTGGCATAACCCGTATGCAAGAAAGTTGCCTCAGTGCAAAACAAAATTCTTTTTTTTCTCATCAATAGTCTTCCTCTGTGTGGCTACAAATATCAAATTCATTAATTCTAAAAACTATTTCATCATCATGTTGAGACCTGTGCTTCACTGATGCTTGTATAGTAATTTTTGTACCCTTCGTGGCAAATCTCTCAATTGTCTCTGCACCCGTGTGCCAAGCTTCGCATAGTACATATGTGGGTATTCTACTTTTTTCGCCAGTACTTTTGGTCTTTCGATATGTATATATAACCATAGTAAATTCTGCCATTACGACATTATTTATTACAGAGGTGTTTGGATTCTCTACTAGGTATCCAGTAAAACAACAATTATTCATCTTCTCTCCTATCTTAGTATATTAGCTATAACAGCTAAAAAAAACAATTAAATTTCGTGGATTTTATCAACAATAAAGGAGCTATCATTCTTACTAACACTTCCACAAAGTATGAGATTATTTCCTTCATATAATATATATTTATATTTAGATTTGACGCTGGGGAATATAATTACGCTATCTAATACAGACGATTCATCTTCTATAGTCAGAAATGACATAAGCTTCCCTTGGGAATCCCCTTTCTTTATTTTATAATCTGCCATTCTTGTTATGTTGCCAACTACACATAGATTCTTTCCCTTTTTACCATTAACTATTTCCTTACACGTTGTGTTGGCGGCAGACGTATCTGAAGCATCTACTTTAGACATGCTAACTGGACATCCCAAAAATCTAGTTTCTTGATCTATAATCCAGCTGGGGTCATCAGAAAGATCGTATGGGGGATCTTCCAGCAATTGTATTTCATTTTGGACAGCTTGACTTCTTTCTATTTTGTGGGTTCCACCCCCCTGTTTTTTTGTGGGAGCCAAGTCAGTAAGACACTTTATGAAGTCTTTCCATTTCTTTTGATTATAATTTTTTTGTATCCAAGCTTGTTCTGCTTTGGTTAGCGTTCTAAATATTTCGTAGTCGTAAAGCGCTTTGTTTCTGCTTATCTTTCCATCAAAGTCTCTAAAAAATCCTACAGAGGCTAGTGCTTTAAAAGCTGTTGAATTTATATTAGGAGCAAAAAACAATAGTATTTCTATCCATGTAAATTTTTTGATGTTTTTATTACATGTCTCTTCAGCCAATTTGATTCCATCTGTTACTTTATCTCCTGTCTTTCCTGTCAGAGATTTAATATCTTTTATACCAAAATATACTTTCTTATTTTTTATATTGAACTTAGAATCAAAGTTTGCTATACTAGGAGTCCTCGCCTGTATATCAAAGAGTTTCGCTTCTGATATTAACTCATATATTTCTTGATGTGGATCTTGTTTTTCATTTGCATAATACAAGTAGGCTAGAAAAAATTCTTCTGGATTGTGAGCCTTTTGGTAAGCACTCCAATAAGAGCATACTGCATATGATACACTATGAGACTTATTAAAAGCATATCTAGAAGATTTTTCAATCCAGCTAAATATTTCTTCAGCCGTGTCTTTGTCTACAATCCCAGTTTTCTTAGACCCAGATATAAACTTCTTTTTGACCTTAGCCATTAGGTCTGCTTTTTTCTTACCAATTGCTTTTCGTAGAACGTCTGCTTCTTCAAGATTGAAACCAGCTATCTTCTGTGCAATACGCATAGATTGTTCTTGATAGACTAAGACTCCATAGGTTGGCATTAGTATTTCTTCTAGTGACTCGTGTAGATATGTCACATCCTCTCTACCATGCTTACGGTCAATGAAGTGTTGAGTCATAGACTTACCATCTACAAATGCTTTTAAGCATCCGGGACGTATAATAGCTATCAAAGCAGACAACTCTTCTAGAGTATTTGGTGCAAGTTTTTTAGACCAAGATTTTCCAAGATTGCTCTCTAGCTGGAACACGCCCTTGGTTTTACCTTCAGCGAACAATTGCCAAGTCTTTTTATCATCATAAGATGTGTTCATTCTTTATAACCTTTTTCAACGTGTCGTTCTTTTTGTTTATGGCTGTTTCAACATCTTCATACAAAGTACTATGATTGCAAGCGTGGTAAATAAATTGACCCTGACCATTAAACGCTTTTGAAGGAAACACTGATACTATATCTGTCATCTTAGCTTTCATCATAAATTGGAATAAGTCCTGATCATTTAATTCATAATTATTCGTACTCGCACCTTGAAAATAAGACATCAAAAATGTAATAACTTTTTTATTGTTACTAAATATGATTGAACCAGTATTTACATTCCAAGATATATCATCTTTTCCATCTTCTGCTGCACATATCATTATATCCTTGTCTGTCATCTTGGTAAAGATTCTGATATCTATATCATGATCTAATACCACAGCGTCTGCGTCTAGCATAAAAACATAGTCAAAGTCATTTGTTACCAGAACGTCTCTAGCTAGAAAAAACTTATGATAATAATCTTTGTATTTACCGCTATACGAAGATAAATTTACACCATCATATTGAGTTATATATTTGATATTATGCTTTTTGCAATACCGTTTGTTTATAGTCTCAACAATTTGTTGTGTATCTTTAAAAGCTTTGTCAAAGTAAACGCACATGGCGACATTACTTGACATACAATCCCCCGTTGGCAAAAGCTTTTTCAAATTCAATATTCTGATACACAGCTCTGTGAGTTTTTAGCAATTTGATAAAGATGTTGGCTGTATCTTTTACGTCTTGTAATGCGTCGTGAGCATTCTCTGTAGATAGCCCCATGCGTTCTCGTAGTGAATCCATGCTGATAGACCTGATACTTGGATCTCCCTCTGTCCACATATGCATGTTATCCATGACATCGCATTTATGAATCTTGCTAAAGATTTTTTGTTGCTGCCTTCCATCATCAAATGGTCCATATTCTTTACATAAACGGTTGATGATAATCATATCAAAACCAATAATATTAAAACCAACAGGGATGGGATTGAAGAACGGGTCTTTTTTCCAATTGTATTGATCCACAAAAGAGCAGAACTTTTTCCATACCGACTTTAAAGCTGGAGCTTTAGCTAAGTCTGTTCTGTTTTTACCAGTTACTTTTAAAGCCCCATCTTCAATTGGATCTAATCCAGCAGCAATAGCTTTATCGTCGTCTAGTATGGGTTTGATCTCACTATTGAATGTTCCTTTCATAGCCAAATTTCTTCCATCTAGTGCCAACGCAGCGATTTGCGTGGGTTGAGTTTTGTTGGGGTTACGACTTCCTGTTTCAAAGTCAAAAACTATATAATCTCTGTTTGCCATATTTATTTCCTTTTAGTAAGATCGGTATTCAATGAATCTGTTTTAGACTGTCTGTTGCTATATCCCTTCATATTCATGTAATTTAAGAATTGCGTCAACTTAGGGCTGTTGCTGTTACCCTTGCAAGCGCCGCCACAATGTATGTGTTCAAATGTAATATGAGAGACGTTGTATTTATTATAGTCGATAGTGTAAAGAATGTCAACATCAAGACCCTCAGTATCTATGTATAATCTTTCAATATCTTTTATATTATATTCTTCTAGTACTGAAGTTATAGTTCGAGCCGGATGGTTTACTTCAACAATATTTTCTGGAGGATGTCGATGGACTAACATGTGATCATAACTAAAAGACGTATGACCACTAAACATATTATTTTTTACATGGTAAAGAGTTATTTCTTCTTGATTGGAGTCTGGAGTGATAGCGCTTACAATAGTAGTTAATTTCTTTACATTTTTATATACTATATTTGCATTGTCTATAAAAGACTTATCAATGTCTATAAGTATTAGATGGTCAATTTTATCATTATTGTTATTAACATATCTACTCACATGATCATTACAATCATTACAACCTATTTGTATTATATTCATTTTTTTAATTCCGTTATTTTCATCAATTTGTCTAAGAGATTGATGCCTAAAACATCAAACTTTACATGACCTAATGCTTCTAAGTCTGCCATTTCCAATCCAGCTATCTTTTCGCTTGAACCCTTTTGTACAACCATAGGGCATACGTTTTTCAATTGATCCTTAGATATTACAACGCCAGCTGCGTGTTTGCCCTGAGTTTTAAATGTACCTTCAATGTCAATTGCCTGCTGAAAGTATTCTGCGTAGTCTCCATCTAAATTGCCTTCATCTGTAATATGGCAAAAATCTCTCAATTCATCTGCCCTATTTATTAATGCCCATCTTATAATAGATCTGTCTTCATTGTCCATCTCTGCAAGTTGGTCAGATATATCTGCTTCATTTGGAACACTTTTGGTAATAGCGTTCATCTCACTAAAAGAACATGCCTCATTGACTCTAAGCACTTCTTTAATAGCGCTACGTCCTTGCAATCTACCAAATGTAATCATTTGACTTACATGTTCGGTTCCATACTTTTCTTTTAAATAATCTATAACATCGTCCCGCTTCTTGCCGGGGACATCCATATCAATATCTGGTAGAGACACATGACCGCCAGTGTTACGCCCAGCGTTGTAGAATCTTTCAAATAGTAAATCATATTCTACTGGGTCAATTTTAGTTATTCCAATTAGGTATGATATTAAACATCCAGCAGCAGAACCTCTCCCCGGACCAGCTAAACATCCCATATCTTTTTCAATATGTCTTATGATGTCTTGCACAATTAAAAAGTAACCAAAGAGATCTGCGTCTTTAATAACTTTTAGCTCTTTTCTAAATCTATTACCGTACAACTCTCTTCTTGTTTCGTCGTCTCCAACCTTTTTTGATAGAAATCTCTTATAACCTTCACGCGCCATATTTGTTAAATACTCTTCTTGAGACAAACCTTTTGGGCAAAGAAACTTTGGTAGCATTGGTGGGCTTAATATTTCATAGTCTTCACACGATTGGTATATGTTTTCCAATTCTTTTGTAGCACCACCCTCTGTAATGCATTTATTGTCTTTAGTGAAGTATTCCAGTATTTCTGGGGTCAATTCATTTTTTCTAATCTTAGTCTGTATTTTGGGTAGTGTAGTCTTTAGTGCAGAGCATAATAATACTCTGTGTAAAGTAGCTTGTTCTTTTTTCGCATAATATGATGGATTGATGCTATCCTTAGATTTAGATACTGCTATAAGATTATTTCTACTTATAATATCTTTAGCAATATCTTTGGGCGTATTACCGTCTGCATCAGTCATTGATACCATCTGTATAAGATCGTGCCAGCCATCCTTGTTCTTGGCGTACACAGTCGTATTGTCAAATGAACAGCCAATGATTGGCTTAATGCCAACCTTCTTGCAGGCTTGATGGAAAGATACTGCGCCTGATATAGATTTATAGTCCGTAATCCCACAGGCTGGATAGTCATTGTCCGCACAAATCTTTGCAAGCTCGTGCGGCTTAGAAAATCCTTTTAGTAAACTATAATGCGTAAAATTCTTCAATGGAAACCAGTTCAATCTTTCCTCCTCAATTTATAAGTTGCCAGATACTAGCATGAATCTAGAATTAACTAGATGATAATCTTAATCTGGCTTTGTATGGTGACGGATAATAAGTTGAATCTAGAATTAACTAGATGATAATATGAATCCGTCATGTATCAATGTGTTTTACAACTGTCGTTTTTCTGGCTCGTCAGACCTTGGGCTGTCTGTCAAGGGTATCTTCTCTGGTTCCGGCTTGTTCATCATAATGCTCTTTGATTTTAGGGTATAATTTATTTACTGCTATAACGCTTGCTTCATTGTCTGATGGGTAATGAACTCCCTGTAATATTCTAGCCAAAGCGCAGTACTTTGCCAATTCAAAAAAATCTTTTTTATGTTCAATATATTTGTTAGACAAAACGTGGGCTATCAATTCTGCATACATTGTGTGACCACTGGGATAAGACGGGGTGTAATGCGTCTCTGTGTATAAGATATTAATTTTCTTATTGTAATATGGAGCTATTTGTTCTGGCCTCGCTCTATTAAAATAATACTTTAAAGCATACATGTATTGTTCTAACACATTGTAATAACTATTAATAGTGGCTACAGGGAAGCTCAAATTTCTTTGCTCTAAGAAAGGTAGAAATATATTAACGGGTGAATCATCAACATTATATACTAAGTCAATTTCCCTCCTAGTCCTAGACCGTGTAGCTTCTATAATAGCGTCTAATTCTCTAGACGTTGTTGCGCTACTGTTTTTAGGTGGTGCTGGTATAATACTCTTAAAGTCTATATCAAGTGTAGAAATATGATCATCGTATGACACTTTATTTGCTAAGTAAGCAACGTCATCTATATCTCTGCTAGTATCTATAATTTTGGCTACGTTATTTATTAAGCTCATATTTTCTCTCGGTAAATACTTTTTCTAATCTTTGGACTAATTTAGTACCCGCTCTACGTCTAAAACATGGTAGTAAACCATGTATACATAAATATACACCAGCTCTTATGCATACGAGACCATGACCCACGGCAAATTTTAAATGTTGCCAATAGGTCATATTATTCTCTGCTAAATGCTCGTTCCATTTCTTTTTTAGTGCCATATTACCAAGCCTTGCAAGACCAGTATCGAGCCTTCCAGCGTGGTCCGGGATTTTCACAATTATGTCTGGCTCTAAAACTTTTGCGTCTAGCCGGATCGTTTTTCTTAATCTTCATGTTGGGATCGCCAAAATTTACTTTGACAACATTACCAGAACCATTTTTTACGTAAACGCTTCTCTTCTTAGGACCATCGGGAGTTAAGAATGGTTTGCCCAATTTAACTTTTCTACCTTGATATTCTGCTGATTGAGCCTTTTTCCAAGCCTCTGGGTCTGGCCTATCTTTGTCGCCCCTCTTAGCAGGCTTGTAGTTCTTGCCTTCTCGCTCCTTCTTCTTGCGAATATTTTCCCACAAGGAAGCAGCGTCATGCTCTTCTTCTTCTTCGCCAAAATCTTCATACTCTGCTTCTGCTGGAAGATAGAAGTTTTCTTCTGTCAATTCTTCAGTAAAACCATAGGTTTCTGCATTATATGTAGCGTCTGTTTCATTAACATAGTCGAACATTTGTATCTCCTTGTTATGTTGGTTGAGGCTCTTGAGCCTGTGTGGGCTTATTGTTATGTTTGATATATTCTATTTCTTCAGTAGTTATCTTTCTTTTGAGCGCCCTCTTACAAGCCTGCTCAAGCAAATCATCTAAAATATGGACTCTTGTATTTTGTCCCCCAAGATATCTTGGTAAAAAGTTTTGATATACATCTTGAATGAATGGGTCTTTTGGAGTCTGTTTTAATTCCATCCAGCCGGTAAAGTAATTCCATATTCTATCCTCTAGACGTAGTGGATATTTTACACCATCTGGCCTACCAAATCTATGAAGCCATTTAAATTCCGGCAAGCAAATTGATCTACCGCCATTTAGTCTAAACTTCTCATGTATATATCCTTCTTCTCCACCAAATCCTCTAAATAGTTTACTAAATCCTAACCAGTTTTCAGTCTCGCAAGAGAATACTCCTAACCCCTGCATGGGAATGTCAAAAGGTTGTTTAGTTGCCAAGCCCTTATCGTCTCTAGCCCATTGACCGTACATGTCTCCACCCCACGTAGGCTTAAAGTGTGTCGCACATCCTTTTAAATCGTCGTATAACATTGGTCCCTGTACGATGTCTTTGCAGTGTGGGTTTTTCATGTAATATTTTAAAAGCGCATCTAACGATCCAGTAGGGAACAGTACGTGGCAGTCCATACTGATAGTATATTTTCCTGTAGCGTTTTGAAATATAAGATTTCGATTTGAAGTAGATTGTTTTTTATCATAAGGAATATATTTAATTTCTTTGTTCCAGTTCATTAAACCTTGTATGGCTTCAGCATGTTTGGACTTGGGATTATTATCTATGACTATTAATTCTACTTCACCATCTTTTACTAATTGATGATACATTTTTAATGCCTGTATGGAAAACCATACGCCATGAAAATCATCATAATTACACATTCCAATAGTAAGTAATTTTTCCATTTTTTATTCCTTTTATCCGGGAGCTTCATAAAATCCAATATCGAAACCCTTCCTGCTACACTCAGATATGGTCTTTTCCATACCGTGTTTATGGAGGTGCTTCTCTATATACATACACATATTTTGGTTTGTTTCAGGCCAGTTGTTCTTGCAAAAATGGCACAATTTGGTGCATTTCCAGTGGCTTCTGTCGCCAGAAATTGGCTTTGGTAGGTCGTTTTGTTGTATATCCTGAAATCTCTGTTTTAGCATATCTAGGAATCTAGCCTGATCAGCAATGTCAAAACACATAGAAAAAGGACCGCCATCTTTTACGAAGAAAATAGACATGATTGCCTGCTTGTATTGTGGGAAAAGCTTCGAAATAGCGTAATTGTAAAGCAATAGCTGGGGGTCTGAGCATAGTTTTTCATATGTTTTTTCTTCCCCTGTAGCCCAATCAATTCTCTTGCCTGTCTTCCAATCAATTACTTCGATAGTCTCATCATCCACCTGAGTCACTAAGTCGATTGTTCCTTTAATTGCTAATTGTCCCTCTACTTCTTTTCCGTCTGGCATTTTATACTTAAACTTGGCCCAATCTTCTTCAATAGGTATATCAAAATGTGGCTCAGGAGCTACAATTTGACGTTTTCTGGGGTCAAATTGACCCTCGTTAAAGTCTAGGGTTTGCCACACTAATTGCCTACAGGTCTGCTTATCGCCTTTATACCAATCGTGTACAGAGGTACTAACATAAAAATCATAACTCAAATCTAAGAGGTGGCCTACCAATTCTTCGTCAAAAAGTCCAGATCTGTCCCAAGAGACATTCTTTAAAGCGTCGTCATTAATTTTCAGTTTTCTAACCCGCTTGCTAGCATCTTGGTCTGCTTGTTTAAATTGAGCTAGACATTCCATTACCTTGTGTACGATAGTGCCAAGTTCTGCCTTTTTACCACTTACAGATTGGTGTCCTAGAACATATGTAATAAAATATTGCATTTGACAATATGCATAATTATTATAACTAGATGATCTTATATATGTAATTAGCATTATTTACTCCATAGATGGTTGATTTTTTTTAATTCTTCCTGAAGACTACTCAATGTTTGATCGTGATTATTGACCGTGTAATCAAAATTTTTCCAATCATAATTAGATGGATCTAAAGCAGATTCACACCTATGGTCATCAGAATATAAGTCTCTTGTCAAACGTATTACAATGCCACCAGCTTTGTGTATTGCTTCTATCTCATTTGGGAACCTAACGTCTGGAATTAATGCAATTTCTGATTGTTCTAGTTTTATCATTTTAATAGCATAGTCTACCCACACGGTGTCTTTTATTTTTCTCATAACATCTGTGCCAAAGTATTGTAAGAATTCTCTAGCAGTCATCTGATGTTTCCATCCATTCTGTGTGTATGGAGTCTTTGTATTTTTATCATCATCTGTTCCATAAACCTGCTCTGGTTTGAGGTCAAAAAATTCTACGCATAGATTTTTAAGGGAGTCTGCAAAATGATACACTTTGATAAAAGGCCACAAATTTTCTTGGGCATAATATAAAAAATCTTTGTCTTTTCTGGTGACATCAAATACTCCCCACCCCAACTTTCCGAGACTGTTGGTTGTTTCTACTTCTAGACTACCTGTATCATTAATGTTAAAATTAGATATCATCTCTTTGGTCTTTAAAACTTCGCCATTTATAAAATTAGCTACAGTATTTTTACCAGACTGTTTTCTTCCAGAAATTCCTATAATTTTCGTCATTAATACGTTCCTCTCAAATTGTTCAAAATGTCTTTCTTTATTTTGTACGTAGTCATATCTCCAATATCTTTGTCTGTCAATCTTGGAAATGTCAGTTTATACATCCTGCCAAATTGTCTTTGCATTTGTATTCTAGCCTCTCTCCCAGCCTGATCATTGTCCATCAGAATAACCAAGTGTGTAATTGAAAGTTTTTTCATTTGTTCTTCCTGCTGCTTTGATATAGTCTTGCCAAATACGCTTACAGCATTTTTTACGCCTGACTCGTGCAGCTTCCAAACATCTCCCTGCCCCTCTAATATATATAAGCATTTAGTTTCTTGAGCTGTTGGCAACGCTCTGTGATAATTATAAAAGTAATTTCGTTTCTCAAACCCTTTTGGATATAGTAGAAACTTTGGCATTTTGTATTCTTTAATTGATCTGCCAATGACTCCCACAAGCTTGCTGCCATCTGCGCCATGTATGGGTATGACTGCCCTTTCTTTCATTATACCTTTTTCGTAGCAATCTCCCACACCAAAATATTTCATGGTTGACTTTTTAAACCCTCTACCTATAAAATATTCTGAAGGATCGTCGCAACTATATATGTTTTTAATTTCATGTTCACAATGTTCGTTTTGTTCATGTCTGAGAGATTTAATTATTCTGTAGAATTCATCTTCTGGTTCTTCTGCAACCTCAACTTTGCTCGTAGACCCTGTGCTTTTTATATTAAACTCTTTGTATATCCATTTTAATACGTCTTTAAACTCTACATCAGCACCGTTTTGAGTTGACAATACACCCCTGATTAATCCAAATATATCATTATTATAATGGTTTTGACAATCTCTTGTCCAGCACTTCCACATGCCTCTAGATTGACAGAAAGAAAACGCTCTAGGATTATCACTGTCTTCATGTACAGGACAGGTGGAGTATATATTATCTCCAAAGCACTCACATTCCATACCAAGTTTTTTGAATACTAATTCTGACTTACTGTTCAGAATCTTCTTCATCTGTTTCAAGTCCATCTTTTATTTTATCCATGTCTGCTACAAGCCCAGTATCGCCTACTGGTGCGTTTTTAAATTCATTTCTTGTTTTCAATTCTATTAACTTAGCATGTGCGCCTTGCATTTGCATATTAATATAATCTCCATCGTCCATCCCAGCGCCGTGTCTGGAAACAATGGGTACTAGTTTTCTATTTCCAGCGTTCGGTCCATCTTCGGCAAGCTCTTCTACTGATTTAGCTTTAAATATAGTGAACGATGTGCATAACCAAATAAGTCTATCAGATCCACTTACGGCATCTGTGCTTTCTTTAGTTATACCATCCCTATTCAACTGAACAAAGGACAGGCATGGTATATCAAGTTTAACACATAGGTTGTGCAGAGATGTGATCTGAAATCCTAAAGCTTGGTACTCCTGAATATTATTTGTAATAGAAGAAGACGACATAAGTTTAAGATAATCATATATAATAACGCAGTCGTTTGTCTTGCCCGTCTCATCTGTTTTAACTTCTTGCACAACCCAACGTCTAATCATATTGAGTATGCCCTCAAAAGGCTTACCTGCAACGCTAATGTAGCTATACGGAATAGATCCCAACTTCTCTACTGCGTCCTGAACTTTTTCGTGTTTGATGGAATCTTCTACAAATTTACCAGTTGCCACTTCATTTATAGGAACGCCACTTATGTTGGCGATGAGTCTATTTAAGTGATCCTCTTTAGACATCTCTGTGTCTAAGACTAATACCTTTATGCCTTCAGAGGCTACGTTAAGGGCAACATTATCAGCAAATACCGACTTGCCAACTTTTGGTCTTGCAGAAACAAGGTCAACGCATTTTCGTCGAAGACCGCCACCAATGGCTTCGTCGTATCGCGCAAATCCCGTGGGTACACCAATGATATCACATTTGTTTTCTTCCAGAAATTGTACATATTCTTCTATTCCTTCTCCTATTTTTTCAGGATTCTCACCACCGTCATCCTCTCTTAGAAAATCTGTAACAGGGTCTTCTAATTTTTGTATAATATCATTGATTGTGTCTGCGCCGCTAACAGTGTCCATGTCTTCATGAATTTTTAATGTTAGCTTTTTGATTTTTCGAGCAAATTCAAACTTTTTAATTTGTATAGCAAAGCTGAACACATTATCGCTGCTGATTGGAAAGTCATATAAGGATTTTACATAAGCTAATTCCTGCTTAGTAGTGATGTTTTCTGAAATCCCAAGACTCTCAGCCGCAGCAAGCAAAGTAGCAATGTCTGGCTTTTGTTCTTGTTCTATGATATGCTCAACGCATCTATATAATAGTTTATTATTATAATGAGCGAATGAGTCTTGCGATATAATGTCTGATATATTGATATACGCATCAATACCGTATTGCAACAGACCAGAAAGTACAGCGCGTTCCGCACCTACATCAGATAATTTTTCTTGCATTTATTGCCTACCAATACATCGGTCGCAACGATAATATTCACCAAAGACTAAAGTCGCATGTACTTTAAATGTTTTGCCACAGGCGTTACATGTGACTTCTTTTTTCTTAGGAGAGGGTCTATTCCTCGGCGTAGGAGAGGCTTGTGGAGTTTCTATATCTTTGTGTTCACCAGTATCTTCCCAAGCGTTCTCTCTAGCTTGTACCGACTGTCTACGTTTTTGAGGCTTGATAGGATTGGAAGCCCTATTCATAGTAAAGTCTTCACTTACTGTCGTCTCCACCTCGTCTTCTTTTGATAAAGCTTGTTGTAGTGCAGCTTTTTGCTCATCAGTCAGCGTCTTTAAAAAATCTTCCATACTCATGATCTTTTGCCTTTCTCCATTAGGATATCTGCTTTACGTTTTAGTTCATATATCTTGCCATCCAGT